TTGCTTACCGACACAAAATTAAGAAAAGCTCTTGGCAAAAAGAGAGACCAGATCGAGGTCATATCGGACGCTCATGGTCTGAATGTCCGGTTGTCTACTTCCGGCAGTATAACATTCTTTTACCGCTACAGATGGAACGGGAAAGCCGCTCAGCTAACGATTGGCGATTATCCCACCACCTCCTTATCTCAAGCTCGCGAACGTAGACAGCAGTTCAGGGCCTGGTTGACAGAAGGACTCGATCCGAGACGGCAAACAGTTCTGGAGAAACAGAAAAAAGTCGAAGCGCTCACCGTTAAGGAAGCTTTCGATTACTGGGAAAAGTATTACTGCATCCCTGAAGGTCTTGTGAAAATCAAGGTTAACCGGCGGGACTTCAATAACCATATAGCGCCTGTGCTGGGGAACATGATTGTTGATCAGACCACTAAAGCGCACTGGCTTAACCTTTTTGATGGCATGGGGCGAAGAGTTGTCACTGGTCAGATGCTTGGGCTGATGCAGCGTACGTTCCGTTTTTGCTCCAATCGAGGGGTCATTAATGTGAACCCAATTGAGAGCCTTAGGCGCTCTGACGTAGGTCTCACAGCATCCGTAAAAGATCGCAGATTGAGTGATGAGGAAATCAAAACAGTTTGGAATATCCTTCCTGAATTGAAGTACAGACAACAGCTGATAATGAAGTTTCTCATCATGACTGGCTGCAGGAGTACAGAGATCAGGACAGCAAGATGGGAGTGGTTCGATTTCCATGAGCAAACGTGGACCATTCCGGCAAGCGATTATAAAACCGGGAAATCGGTCAGAAGGGCACTTCCCGAGGCAGTAGTAAGAATGATGTTAGCAGAGAAGGAAACGTCAGTTTCAAAACACGTTGTGACACTGTCACGCTACAGGGGGCCAGAAGATGACAGACCGCCACTACAACCAAACGTCGCTCTGTTTTCTGCTCAGATTATAGCTAAAACAGGCATGAAACCCTGGTCTCTCCATGACCTCAGGCGAACAGTGGCGACACGCCTTTCTGAATTAGGTGCGCCGCCACATGTTGTGGAAAAACTGCTTGGCCATCATATGGCAGGTGTCATGGCTCGTTATAACCTGCATGATTATCTGGATGATCAGCGTCACTGGCTTGCTGTTTGGCAGGATCACCTTGAGAAGCTGGTTGGTCAGCCTCTGGTTTAATCCCCACGTTATCTTCCCAGGCCAACAAGTCTGAAAGTCTCCACCTTTTAGGGCTGCCATTTATTTTAGGCTGCGGGAATGGCTGAGCAAAGTAAGAGGGCATCCGGGATGGGGTGCTCCAGAAATAGAGTGTGCTGCGCGATATTTTGTATCTGGACAGAACGTCATCGGTTATCAAAATTTCATCTGATTTATGAGATGTATTAGTCATAGAAACCCCTTAGTTACATTGTCCAGGCAGATGGTGTAGCCGGCGCGCGCAGCTCATGGCTGTGGCCACATAGCTACTTTTTCTGTTAACAACTTCTACAGTGATCTTTGAGCCTTGAACCACCACCGTATAAGTTCTTTTCGTTTTCTGTCGCCCGTCGGCTCCATAAAGCTCAACGTGTTTTGCCAGTGCCGCATCGCACGCCTGGCGGCCCAGCGGTGATTGTTTGCTTCGGTTAATCAGTCGCATATACATTCCTTTATCGGGAGAGTTTCCCCTCCCAATCTGGTTAACCCACGTATTCCGGTTTCATGTCGTCCAGGGCGATGCGGAACTGGTCATACAGTTCATCACCGAGGTGGCGTTTCGCGCCGTTGAGAATGCCTTCAGCTTTAGCGAACAGTTCGACGGCTTCCGGTTCTCCGGGATTAGGTAGAGAGTTGATCGCGGCCTCAACTTTGTTTCGGGCGTCTACCATGAAATAACGCTGCACGGCTTTACCTTTCAGTTCGGTGAAAAGAACAGTGCCCAACACAGCTTTCTCTTTATCCAGATCCGCCCTGATGGCTTTTGCTGCATCGACCGATTCGGCGCGCTCAATGCGGTCACGGAAATCATCTGCCAGGGAATCAATATTGAGAGCTGAATCATGCGCGCTGGTGGTGATGTCTGTTCCGCTGGTGATCTCTGCGACAGACATTCTTTGCGCCGGCGCCGGGTTTATTTCTCGCTCGGTCCTTTGTTCAACTTCATCCGGGCTGTAAACACCCAGGATGACTTCCGGGCAATACAGACGTGCCCAGTATTTGACGCCCAGATAAGCAATCTGCTGTTTCGGGTTAGAAACCCACAAAGGAGAATTACGTGTGACGACTCCAGAGAGATAAAGTGGCTCCCCCCAGGTGATTTCTGATTCACCGCGCAGAATCGCGCCGACCTGGACGAATAACCCGATTTCGTCTTCATCAGTCCAGCCGCGCACCCGTTCTGTAACGCTGTATTTCCCATTTTTACCGTGTTTTTCCCTGGTAATTTCCTGCGTCCTTGTGCAACGTTCCCAGTCGCCGCCGTAGCGATAATGAAATCGACCGTTAATAGCGCTGGAACTGGCGATTACCGCGTTGACGAGCTGGGCTTCATATCCGAGCACGCCGTTTACCAGATGCGTTTTTTGCGCGACTGCATAGGGATTCATGCCCCACTGCATAGCCTGCATAACGATGGCCATGCAATCGGCTGGCTTACCTGCAAGGTGAGCTGGCACTGTCACTTGTGAATCAGCCATAAGGTTTGCGAAAGCAGTTAACTGACCGAGAGCCTGAACGTTAAAGATCGCGTTGCTAGCTGAAATGGTGTTTGGTGCCTGCTGTTCGGCTGTAACAATGTTAGTGTTTTCCATGACTGTTCCCCCTTATGCCTGTACGCGCAGCGTTTCGAGACGGCGCATATCAAAATCGTTAAGTTCTTCGGTGTAGTCTTCGGTAATCGGCGCCGGCCATTCGCCAGTGTCGAAACCGTTCGCGATGGCACGCATTGCTTTGCGATATTCCAGCATGCCGAGTTCCAGCAGTTCTTCGGATGCCTCGATGATGGCGATCCAGTGGTAGTTCTCGTCTTTGTTGACGAATATCCAGAAGAACTGGTCAAGGGCTGCGGTTTCGCAGTACATAGCCGCGCTCAGGTGGTAATCGCGCTCGATGATTTCCCGGTGCAGCTTCGCGCGCAGGCCTTCCTGCTTAATGTTCCACATACTGATGGTTTTCAGGTCCGCACCAATGCGCAGGCCGCCCATGTCTATCTCAAGGTCAGGGCGCACGCGAACTTCCAGCCCGGTTTCCTCATCAATGCCGAAATAGCTCACCTCGACGGCACGGCTCGGGTGCGTCAACAACTTGCCAGCGGTCGGGTGATTCAACAGTGCTTTCTGAATGGCCAGTGCCGTAGCCAGCTGCTGGCGGGTAACCAGCACTTTTCCTTCCGGGTTCTCGCGCCATGCATCCAGCAGCTCGTCGGCAAACACGGCATCCGGTTTTACCGATTTCACGGCCTGAATCAGATCGGCCTTTGTGCCAGAGACTTTCAGGGGCTGCGCCTTCTGTGCTTCCTGAGCAACCATGTCAGGATTAATAAGCGCCAGCTGTTCCAGTAAGGCATCGCGGCCACCGCTGGTTTTCACCTGGGCGGGCAGGGTGGCGTTGTATTCTTTGATGCAGGCCTTCATTGCGGTGGCGGTTTGCTTCTGACCGTCTTCAATGCGCTGGAACTCAGCAGGTAAAGACATATAACCCTGGCCGGTTTCTTCAACTGATGTACCCAAGGGAACCTGGGCGGGCAGGGTCGCGTTGTATTCCTCCAGGAATCTTTTGATGTCATCTGTGCTGAGTAAAACCGGAAGCCCGTTGTTGTATTCGTCGATAAATGCGCGGATCGTCGCCGTCGTGGTGAAGGCGCCTTCCGGGATTTCGGGCTCGATACTGAATTCTTTTTCCAGCTGATGCTGATCAGGCTGCAGCGCCAGTGCATGCACCAGATTGCCCATATCCAGAACAGGAGAGCGCACCTTCTGGATGGTTTTGGATACGTGGCGCGCCTCGAAATACATCAGCGATACCCGGGCATCTTTAACCATCGTGGAGCTGATGCCGTTAGCGGCGTGGTAGACCTCATTTGGCACGCCTTCATATCGACCAGGCTCGAAATACTCCGGCCATGCTGGCGCTGCTTGTTCAGCCTCTTCCTCTTCATCGCTATGAGCACTCTCTGAAACCTGGCTTTTCAGCACTTCGGCGGTAAGATCCGGGCAGCGTTCAGCCAGTATTTTGCTCATGTTCACGGCAATTGTTTGCGCAGGAGGCTCATCAGCGCCTTCGCCTGCTGATACCGCATTATCATTTTCGTCTTCGACCGGCTGAGCCGTTTCCATCTGCACATCGCTGGTGGTTTCCCCGGAATTAGCTGGATGTAATTTTTCTTCTGCAGCGCGCTGGCGCGCCTGGTCCACGATAGAAAGTGCTGGTGCTGGCTGGCTATCCATCAGACCATCAATCGAAAAAACACCATTGCCCATGTTTGAAACTTCAGGCTGTTTGGGTTTGGTCAGGTCTTCGGTTATCCACTTCGGATCCGTGGGGTCACTGATGCCTTCGACATATTCGCCACGTTCGGCGGCCAGAACCTGATTAGCGTCAGGGCGTTTCTTTTGAGCTTCTTTCACCAGTTCGGTGCCAATTACCTGAAAGTCAGTTGGGAGAGTTTCCAGGTCAGGCACACCTTCATCTCCATCGATAGCCTTTTTCACAGCGTCCAGAGTGACGGCGGCAGATGAAACATGACCAGCTTTTTCAAGAGTCTCAGCAGAAGGGGCGTCATGCTTATGCTCGGTCAGGTTCGCATTGATATAGGTCTGCAGACTTACCGGGAAATGATGAATGTCGCTGGTGGCGCCACGAATAAGGGCAAAAATCGCGGCGCGGGAATAATCCAGGATGCCTGCAACCTTGCGCAGCGCTGCCGACCATTCCTTGAACGGACTTTCTTTCTTCTGAACGATCTCTTTGGCCCGGCGGTGAATTGATGCCGGGAAATTGTAGATATCGAAATCCATTGGCATTGTGGCCAGGGCTATTTCTACATCGAGCGTATCAAGGGTATGGGTGTAGTCAGGGTTGCGATCGGTTTTATTACCGCCGCCAGCATTAGTTCCTGCATCAGTTTTCAAAACCGAAGAAATGCAGTTACCGGCAGCCCATTCCCTGGTGAGAATGCCGCGGTCGATCGCGTTCGTGGCGAACCACAGCTTTGCAAACTGAATACGTTTGCCGAGCTCATGCCGTTTCCCTTCCGGGAAGACTTTTTTATTGGCGCTGGTGAATTTCCAGAGCGTCGGCATATCGTATTTTTTGATTTCAGGGATATTCTCGGCGGCCAGAATCAGATCCTGGACGGCTGCGTTATCAGTGTCCATTTCCAGAACTGACAGCTCCTGCCGGTGAGGCATGCTGATATGATAAACGTGACTCTCTTCGGCCATATACTGCGCCAGCAGCTGAGCGCGAAAGGGGAGTTCTGCCACGTTAAAAAGCGCGCTTGAATCGTCCTGGTATTCATCGCTACCGAAAGTTTCCACGGTCTCATCTTGTGCCGCGTCGCCAGTAGTATTGGCATCAACCAGCTCTCCAGTAACGGCCTCAGAGGATACTCCGGCATTATCGCCGTGATGAACATCAGCAGGCGCCAGTCCTGGCTTAAGAGTCCAGGTGCGGCCATCGTCGCCGAGCTGGTAGCGTTCGCACCATGAGTAATCGAGAACACCCTCCGCTGGCAGGTCGTTGAATACCGGGAAATCGGTGCGAATAGGTTTTTGATAGTCTTTGCCGCGGCCTGTTTCGATCCCAGCGTCTTCCAGATCGACGTCGAGCTGCAGTAGAGCGCGGGCTTCTGATTTATTAGTGCGCCAGATTACGGCATCAGCTTTACCCGATTTTTGAGTCGCTTTTATCAGATAAAAATATTCCATGTGATAGCCTCTATTTTGGATGTAGAATCCCCCGGGCCATTGGTAGCGCCCATTTAGGGTGGTCATTGGTTTTGGTAATTTCCGGTGTAACTTTGGTCGGTGGCACCGGACGTACAGCCCGCTTCGGCGGGTTTACGTTAGCTCTCGTGCGCCATCTGGTCGTAAGAGGCGCAGCGTTCAGAGCAATACTCTTTTTCTTTCCGTGCTAGCTGGTTCCCCTGGAGGTACAACAGGGTGCTTACCACTGGCTTTCCCTCGATTGCTTTACTGCAGTAACCGCATTTCTTCTGCATTCTTCCCCCTACATTTGCACCGTGAACCCGGCCGGATGCTCGTCCAGTAAACCTTTCAGTGGATAACATTCAGCTTTCACGTGTTGCTCTTCTGCAGCTGCCTTGCAGTCATTCTCAGTGTCGTAAACGCCGAGCAGGACATCCTGATTACCGCCCGTCAGCATGCTGACGGTGAGAACCAGGGCAAACATCGTGCTCATGAAGGGCCTCCTTTTTGCGCGAGCATGTAGCACACCCGGCGGATGAAAGCCGACAGCGGATTTAAACGAACAGCCTGCTGACGAGCGGGTTTGCGTGCGAAATCATTCATAGAAACAATCCCCTCAGTGCGCTGAAGAGCGCGATCCAGATGAAGAGCCCAATAACTGCTGAAATGATCAGGGCTCTGATGCCTTGCTTGCTCATTCCAACTCCTCATGTTTGCCTGTCTTTTAACCACTTCAGGCTCGGTGGTATGCTGGTAGTTCTCACACAGCCAGCAAGGAAATAAAAAATGTCAAAACTGACAACTATGAAAGTTGCTTGCCCTGATTGCGGAAGCGAGATGCTCAAGCGTCCCGATGGTTTCGACTTTGATACAAATTTTGTTGGCGTCAGTTGTGCCAACTGTGGTCGAGAAATCACTAAGGACGATGTTGTTAAGCAAGGGACGGATGTTGTCAAAAAGCAGGTTGACGACATCCTCAGGGATGCCTTCAAGGGAACGGGCTGGAAGCTCAAGTAACCCCAGTAGTTCCTCGACCTGATTGATTACTTCCGTGGCGTCTATTTCGAGTTCAATAGGCGCCACCTTTACCTTACTCATCTCACCCTCATTGCCTTGTCGCCGGCCAGCGGAACGTTACTACCTACTGCGCATTGATATTTCCACCTCATCCCGGAATTCGTATGCTCCGGGCAGCTACTTCGTGGGCGTCCTGCCTTGGTGGGGTGTTGCTGGAGTTAATTAAACACAATGTTTAATGTTGTGTCAACATTATGAGCAATTAAACGTAAACAAAAAGTTTATAACCAGAGGTGGGTTAGTGCAGGGAGTATGTTTATGGGTCTATTCTTTGGTTTTAAAAACATCTATGAGGGCTAATGGTATGCGGTATGAGGATGAGTTTTTCGCAGAGATGCACCCGCAAATAGCGCAGGTTATCGGGGTAGCGGTTATGCAGTTACTGGTTGAAAAGCAAGAGCCGTCAAGAGAGGCTCTGATAGAGATGATTCAGGTGTTGTGGCAGGAAGACCAGGTGGATCTGGCTGTGGAGTTGGCGCTTGATGTGCTGATGCTGCCGAAAGAGTAGGGCAATAAAAACCCGGCGCGGTGGCCGGGTAATTATTTTGCATCCACAATAAATAGCCTGTTTATCTGGCCTTTTTTGACAGTAGCCTTTGCGGTGATAGTGAATACCGAAGATGGATCGCCTTTAGTGGATATGTATGAACCAAGGGCGTTGATGTATGGGTTATTTTTCTTGCTTGCCGAAGGATCGCTTATTTCAGAAGCTATTCTCCTGTTGGAGTCATCGCCTTCTAAAATTATTTTTGCTGTCATGTTGTGTGCGTCAAATTCTGTTAGAAATGCGCGGTACTCACGAAGCCCGATTACCTCATCGTCATCAAGCTTGTCAATTTCAGCCTTATCATGCTCATTTACTTTGAGGAGGCAGCCATCAACGTTGGTTGCAATGGAGATCTCGTCACAAGTATTGCCTATTGGTGATACAGCCTGCCTTACAGATGGGCGTAACTCTACAGCCATTCGGTCAATCACAGCGATCAACTTGTCGATGGTTCCTGCGTCCTTGTTCCCTAGCGCCTCTATGGCTTTTTCAAGAGACTGCTGTAAAGCTTTCATTTCATCTTTCTTGTTGGAATTTCTCGCAAAAATATATTGTAGAATTGCACCCAGTATAGTTGCGGCGATCCCAGAGAACAACTGATTCTGAGTGACGAAGTTTAGGGCAGCATCAAGGGTAAAACAGTTAGCTTTTGCCTCACGAGCATACACCTTAACTTCTTGATAATTAATATATTTGCTATACTTTTGTGTGGCAGAGAATGACGCCGCTGTAGATAGGACTTTAGAGAACCCCTTAAGAGATTCTCCAAGGCAATTCAGATCTATCTCATGATTTAAAGCATCCTTTCCGTCATATCTAAGAGATATCTTTATATCCTGTAAAGTGCCACCATCCATAACCATCCCTCATATAATTATTATGAATTTCGCCAACCTAAACAGCCTATCCATGCTTCCTGTACGTCTGCGGCATTACCAAAAAACATCGAACTACCGGTCTGGCTTACTCAAAGTCATCCCGCCCACTCCTTCGCTTGAAGAAAATTTTGTCCAGCCTGAGGACTATCCCAACCAACCCGATAATCAGCAAAGTAATAAGTATGGGGATAACTAAGTCAGACATGCTTCCTCTGCATTGTTTAAATCTTATTTAGGCGGAGCATCAGAGGACTGGCTGTCTAGCCATTCTGCAAGTTTCTTTAAAATCTGCACTCATGTTGGATCTGCCTTATGTACCTGGAGTCGCATAGCCACCCAGAATGAACCACGCCAGAAAAGCGACTGCAATGATGAACACGCTCGCCGGAAATGCTATACCAATTCTCATAAGACCGCCCTTAACTGTCACTCGCCATCACCCTTAATCCGCCGCCCCATGTACTTGGCATACAACTCATCGAGCTCTTTGAGCCGCAGAGATACGATCCGCAGCATGTTCTGTTGCTCTTCTTCGTTGGGGAGTTGGTTATAGAGTTCCAGCAACCGCTTCTCGTCCGGGCGTAAACCATCATTTGCATCGACGTCCTGACCTAAAACCCACTCAAGGCTTACGCCAAGAGCATCAGCGAGCTTTATGGCAGAGCTCTTTCCGATCGCTCCCCGCACAAACCAGTTGTTAACCGATTGCGAACTTACACCACAAATTCTCGCTATATCCGCTTTGGATATGCGCTTCATCTCAATTATTTCATTGAGCCTTTGGACCTGTGGGTTGTCGGACTGGTGCGTATTTTTTCTCATATATCACGATTTTAAACTAAATGTTTACCATCTCAACATTCATAAAGTTGACATAAAAATAAACATAATGTTTAATTCTCTCTGTAACTTTAACGGAGTGGTTTATGAACGCATTAGAAAAAGCCATACAGATCGCTGGTGACGCAACGAAGCTAGCAGAAAAACTGGACGTCTCATCTATGACTATTAGCCATTGGAAGCATCGCCATGGGGGAGCCGTTCCTCAGTCTCGGGTTTTCCAAATCTTCCGGGTAACCGGCGTTACTCCGCATGAACTTCGCCCAGACCTTTACCCAAATCCAAACGACGGTTTGTCTTCACAAAATCTGGCGGGATGACCATGCAAACACTTTCCTTTCAACAAAATACCGGATTCAACCCCGGCGCTCTGATAAAGCGAAATCAGGCGAAAGTGGCAGATCACGACGGCATTCGTTCTGCCGTTCGCGCCTGGGCCGCTGCTGAAGGTCAGGATGTTGTTTCGGCATACATCATCGATGAGTGGCGCCAGCAGGGCGGGGAAGAAATTGAATTTCCCGCGGACATCAGCCGCGCCCGCCAGAAGCTTTTCCGTTACCTGGATAACGAGGTCGATTCTGAAAAGTATCGCGCGAATGTGCGTCTTCTGACGCCAGCCATCATGGCCGTCCTCCCGTTGGAATTTCGCCACCGCCTGTTGCCTGAAGACAATTTCATGTCCCGACTGGCACGGCTGGAGAAAGAGACCAGCGAAGCGAAGGTTGCCGTTGCCATGGGAGCTCCACGTCATCAAAAGCTGAAAGAACTGAGCGAGGGAATTGTCGAGATGTTCCGGGTTGACCCAGAACTAACGGCGCCACTGATGGCCATCGTCACTTCAATGCTGGGGGTTTTGTAATGTCGGGTATCAAAAAGGCGAAAGCCGCGGTGCTGTAACACCAACGGCTTTCAGGTGCAAAAACGAAGAGGTAATTGCGAGGTAAGTATGTCAGGAACAAAGACTGAGGTAAACGCCCAAACGACCCATAAATGCTACTTTTGCGGAGCGAGCAATATTGAGGTTGCAGGCGTTCTCATTGCCGGCCCCGGCGTATCCATCTGTCAAAAATGTGTCTTTCAGTGGGTTGATATTTTCTTTCAACACGCAGAAAAGACCGATAAACCAACGTCATAAGTTCAGGGGTATCTATGCGTGACTATGCAACAGTCGCACCGCAATTCTGGCTGGGGAAAACAGGTCGGGAACTGCGGAAAAAAGGCGCTGAAGCGCAGGTGGTCTCGTTTTATCTCATGACCTCGCCACACGCAAACATGCTCGGTTTGTATTACCTGCCAATTCTCTATATCGCCCATGAAACAGGGCTGGGCTTAGAAGGGGCTTCGAAGGGGCTTAAAAGCACCATCGAAGCGGGGTTTTGTAGCTATGACGAGGACACAGAGATGGTCTGGGTGCATGAAATGGCCGCCTACCAGGTAGGCAAGGCATTAAAGCCAGGTGATAACCGTTGTGCGGGGGTCAGGAGTGAGTATGCATCACTTACAGAAAACCCTTTTCTTTCATTATTTTACGAGCGTTATAAGGATGATTTTCATCTGAATGTCAAACGCGAATCGTGCCCAACGCCAGAAGGGGCTTCGAAGGGGCTTCGAAGCCAAGATCAGGAACAGGATCAGGAACAAGAACAAGATAAAGATCTTTCGGGGCATGGCTCCGCCACCCCCCCAGATGGTGGATCCTCCGATGAAGCTCCATCTGAAAAGCCGAAAAGCAGTTACCCGGAGGAATTTGAACTGGCCTGGAGGGAATACCCAAAGCGCGCAGGAGGCAATAGCAAGGTCGATGCGTTCAAAGCCTGGACTGCCCGAATTAAATCAGGCGCAACAGCGCAGGAGCTTACCGATGGTGTTCGACGATATGCGGATTACGTCACTGCTGCCGGAAAACTCAACACTGAGTACGTGAAACAAGCGTCCACGTTTTTCGGTCCCTCAAAGCACTACGAGGAGTTGTGGAGCTTCGAAGTACCAACCGGTAAACGGGATCCGAACTCAATATCCCAGCCAGATAAATTAATTCCGAGTGGGTTCAGGGGGTAGTGATGAAAAATATGATTGGTACTGGTAGTGCGCTGGAGCGGCTGAAAAAACTCATCCCTCCGGGTGTAGAGCCTAAGTTTGGCAGTGTAGAGGAGTGGAGAACCTGGCAGGCCGAGGAAGGGCGCAAACGCTGCGAAGAACTGGAAAAACAAAACCAGCGTACCCGTGCTGAAAAAATATTCGGACGAGCGGGAATTCAAGATCTGCATCGGAGCTGCACGTTCGCAAATTACCAGGTGGCAGGAGATGGTCAGCGCCGGGCGCTCACGATGGCGAAAAGTTACGCACAGAACTTCGGTTCAGGGTTCGCCAGTTTCGTATTCAGCGGAGCGCCGGGAACCGGGAAAAACCATCTGGCGGCCGCAATCGGAAATCACCTGCTGGCTGGTGGTCGCTCTGTGCTGGTGGTGACTATTCCTGACCTGATGCTACGTGTTCGCGAGTGCTACGACGACGGGCAGTCAGAGGCTTCGCTTCTGGACGACCTTTGCCGGGTAGATCTGCTCATCCTGGACGAAGTAGGCATTCAGCGCGGCAGCAGCGGCGAAAAGGTCATTCTGAACCAGGTTATCGATCGCCGCCTGTCGTCGATGCGTCCGGTCGGCATCCTGACGAACCTGAACTACGAATCTCTGACGGACACCCTCGGCGCGCGCATTCTCGACCGTCTCCAGATGGACGGCGGCATGTGGGTGAACTTCGACTGGGATAGTTATCGCAAAAACGTCCGCCATCTGCGCGTCGTTAAGTGAGGAAAACATGGCTAGAGCATTTTCTGCTGTTGAGCGCCGGGAGTATGTCCGCGCAGTGATTCGTATCACCAGACATCAGGGGCGACTCACGACCGCCGAGGCAATGAAAAAACTGGGGCTGAGCCGCGCTACTGTCCAGCGGTATTTTGCCGAAGCAGAAGCGACTGGCGAGGTTGTCCGGCATGGTCGTTTGGGGCTTTTCCGCGATCAGCGGGCCGTCATCGACTTTGACATGAAGCATTTTGGCCTGGTGCCGAAAGTTGCTGTTGGGATGAATTACAGCCTGCTTGGCAGTCCTGTTTTTCAGCGAGTTTTAGATGTTCAGGAGGCTATTCATGGCTAAGAATTCAATCGATGTATACGGTGCCAGCGGCAAAACAAACGTGCTCAATTTCGAGCCTGAAAACCTGCACCTGGTCACCGATAAGACCCACCCACTTTATGATGAGCGGGTACACCTGCCTATTGAGGAAGGGATGGTACTGAACATTGCGGAGCTGGGTGTACTTGAGCCGATCATCGTCTGGAAAGACCCTGAAACGGGGCTCACCTGCGTAGTTGTTGGCCGTCAGCGCGTTAAACATACCCTGGAGGCAAATAAACTCCGTCTGAAAGAAGGCAAAGACCCACTGCTTGTACCTGGAGTAGTTAAGCGCGGATCAGCAAATCAGATGGCTAAATATATGGTCAGCGAAAACGAAATTCGTCGACCTGATACACCGCTTGGCCGGGCTAAAAAAATGTCAGACCAGCTCGACCGCGGGCTCGATGAGGACGACATTGCAGTGTTGTTTGGCTGCAGCGTTCAGACCGTTCGTGCAACGCTTTCCCTTCTCGATGCCACTCAGGCCGTCAGGGAAGCGGTAGAGGCTGGCACAGTTACCGTTACCCAGGCGCGTCAGCTGGCATCGCTTAAACCCGAAGAACAGCGGGAGAAAGTCGCTGAAATCGAGCGGGCAACAGCTGGTACTAATGGCCACGAAAAAGCTCGTCGACAACGCCAGATTCTCGGTGAAGCAAAGCCGCGTCTCAAATCACGCAAAGAAATCACAAAAGCCCTCGAAGGTGCCAGCGGTGAATACGCGGCGGCTCTGCGCTGGGTGCTTGGGGAGGCTGTATGACAATCGTAAAAACCCATACCGGCACCGTGATCACCAAAGACGGTCCGAAGGTAAAAAAACTGCACCAGACAGAGCGGATGTGGGTCGTCGGCAAAAACGAGTTTTACCACAAAGAAACCGGGCGCCGTCACTTTGCAGAAAATACGCGCCGCCGGTTGTTGTTGGAAACGATTGAGGCGATAGGTGGTTCACATGACTGAACACGTCGAAAAATACACAAACAAGGCTATAGAAATCATTGCCGACTATATCCAGCGCACTAACAAGAAAAACGAGCAGTTGCAGGAAGCGAAAGTGCGCTTGGATAAAAAAATCGCTCTGTTCGCAGACGATGAGAACTGCAACACAAACAGGCTGATGTCCGTATTTTTACCAGCAATGACCAGCCATACCCGAGATGGCTTTTTCGAAGAGATAGCAGCGGCGTTAGAAGGAGCCAACCAATGACCAAATATGAATTACTCGACTCAAAAATAATGAGCAAAATTGATGCGCATCCTATGCCATTTTCCAGCCTGTACGTCATGGATGTAGCAGAAGAATGCAGCCGCATCGCAAAGGATGAGAATAAGCCAGAACCTTTCCGTATTCTCGATCGCCGGCTTCAGGCGTTACGTAAATCGGGAAAAATTCGCAGTACATCCAAAGGCTGGGTGAGGGCTTAACTAATGACCAGCAAATTAACCAGAGAGCGCCTGCAGGAAATCGCTGAAGATGGATTCCTGAAGCATGGCGAAAGCAAAGAACTGGCCCGTATGGCGCTGGCCGAAAAGGCCAGCGAGCCGGTGATATTGTACCGGGAGCGCAATCCCTACAACGGCTTAACCACAGGCTGGCAAGAGCTTACCGAAAACGAGTTCTCATTCCTCAAAGAGAATGCCGGGGAAAATGCAGAGTTCCTCACGCTCTATCGCCACGCGCAGCCAGCGCCGGTAATACCGGATTTCAAAAAACTGGCTCGCGAACTGGTTGTTAATCTCGTCGATTGCGGCGGACTGGATGAAGGGGTGAAAGAGAAGTATCTGGAGTGGGTGGAGAAAACCTGCCGCGCCGCCATGCTCGCAACCGCCACGCAGGAGGCATCAGATTTGACGTAATAGCCGATAAATCATTGTCTGTCGCATGTTTTTATTCAAACCAAATGCTAATGTGGTCAGCATAAATGGGCAGCTGCCTACTATGCGGAGGATTTATGGAAGTCGATTTTTTGCTTATAGGAAAAGGTCTAACAGGGCAAATTAAACGGTATGATTATCCAAGAGATAAATTAAGGGTTACTGAGTTAACGGTTGAGTCTGCCAATGAGCCAGTTATAGTTAGACCAGTCCTAGTGTTTGACGTTATTCAACATAAGTTTGATGGGAAAACATATGCAGTTGCCATCGGGGCATCAACAGATTCAGTACAGATTAATGCTCTTATTGACAGGTTAAAACCTCAACCCATACCCGAAAGTTTGCTTATGAAAGGCGACCCTTACGAACAAAAATAAATTATAACCCCCTCCATCAACCGAGGGGGGGTATGTCGAAGTGGAGCATTGCAGCCAAACCGAAAGACGAGCAGAACAAGGTTAACGTTGACCTTGCGTTCTCCGGCGTTGCATGCAAAATGCGTATTAGTGAGCTCTGGACGTATGGAAAACAACAGTTGGTATCGTTTATGAAAAAAACATCACTTCTGGTTTGTGTTTCCCTTATATCAACCGTGGTGTTTGCTCTTGATAATAAACAAGAAATAGCACCTTCGCGTATAAGTTGTCCCACGCCAGTGATGCCAGTCAAGGCTCAGGCAATGCGAACTGAAGGGCGTGTCGATTATGCAGCATGGGTTAATGATAAAGGCGAAGTGTACTCAGTAGACATTAAGGGCGATGAGGTTTTCTTCAGGGAAACTGAGGTTGCTATTAAAAAGTGTAAGTTTGTGCCAGGCCATCCAGGGATATATCGGGATACAATAAAATTTAGTCTGGTAAGACCTTGAAAAGGGCGTTTGTCGTCAAATCCCTACCGTTTAGGTAACTCCGAAGTATGCTGAGGCGCCGGTAAGGGCTAATATACCGGATATGTGCCTGAAAAAAGACATTGCAGTATGATAAAACCCGCTTCGTCGGGTTTTTTATTATGGAAAAACATCAATCTAAACATAAGCATGGTGTTGGCAAAAAGTGCGGCAGAGGGGTTGAACATTTCACACAACCGGTATACTGTTTGTTTATACAGTATCCATGTGAGGTGCTAACCATGAAAGTTGAAGTCACAATTGATAAACATAAAAAACTCCCTGATGGCGCCATACCTGCGCTTGAGCAAGAATTGCTGCGCCGCTTGTCCCAGTCTTATGATGATTGCAAATTAACCATTCGACGCACAAGCAACGATGGCCTTAGCGTTTTGGGTGGCGCTGATGGCGATAAAAAACGCGTTGAACAAATCCTGCAAGAGACGTGGGAAAGCGCGGACGACTGGTTTTACTGATTCACCTTTTGGTGGCTGGCATTTCCCAAAGCTTCGCAATGAGCGTGCTGTCACCGGACTTTTTATTTGCGTCTGTATGTCGCTCAGGGGGTAGTGTGAGTGATGGTATTGAGGTTCCTACTAATCATTCCTGGTACGATGTCGTCAGGAGATCGGATGGCACCATTATTTGTAGCTTCCCGGCCGAAGGAAGGCATCTGATTTACAGGGTTAATGGCATAATTTCAATGCGACCTTTATTGCCCGAAGAAGAAGTTTTTACTCTAAACGGATTTATGAAATTTGCGGAACGACTTGGCTACCGAGTTCTCCCACCTTCTGATAATATGAAATCAACGGCCTGAACAACCGTTACCTACTGCGCCACGGAGAGAAGCCATGGCGCAATTGCACTTAATAAAACAATCTCAAGGTATCCTGATCCCCGCGACGCCGGAGACCAGTGATTTTCTGCAATCAAAATGCAAGCTCGGATCCGTTCTGGAAGCCGATTATAAGCTTGTCCGCAATCCGGCGTTTCACCGCCGTTACTTTGCTTTACTCAATCTCGGCTTTGAATATTGGGAACCTACCGGCGGGGCGATTTCGTCTAACGAGCGCAGGCTTATCACAGGTTACGCCAAATACCTTGCTGCATATGGCGGGAGTGAATCGGCGTTGCTTGATGCCGCCGGGCAATATCTCGACCGGATAGCTGAGAAGCGATCCGGCTATATCAGTATTTGCAAATCCTTCGATGCTTACCGGGCGTGGGTCATCGTTGAAGCCGGCCACTATGACGCCATACAGCTGCCGGACGGCACGCTGAAAAAACACCCTCGCAGCATTTCTTTCGCAAGCATGGACGAATGCGAGTTCCAGGAACTGTACAAAGCATCGCTGGATGTTCTCTGGCGGTGGATCCTCTCTCGTTCATTCAACAGCCTGCAGGAAGCTGAGAACGCCGCCAACCAGCTTTTAAGCTTCGCGGGGGGAGGCCGATGAAACGCTCATGGTTTCACCATCTCGAATGCACAACGCAGCAGGCCGAAGAATTGGTAGCGAGATATCGTCAGCGGGGCGTAAAGGTTGAACGAAGCTTAAACCCTGACTTTATGACATGGACCGTCAGCGCGCAGCTGGTGGGAGGACAAAAATCCGCCGCGCCCAGACTCTCGCTGGCGCAACAGGATGTGGGGGTGAGTATGGCGAACCTTCGCAAAGCGGCTCGAGGCCGCGAATGCACAGTGCGGATCCCTGGTTACTGCAACGGCAACCCGGAAACCAGTGTGTTGGCGCATTACCGCCTGGCGGGTACGTGCGGCACAGGATGCAAGCCTGACGATACTCAGGCGGCGATCGCCTGCAACGGGTGCCATGACGTAATCGACGGCAGAACTAAAACCACCGATTTCACCTACGACGAATTGCGCCTGATGCACGCGGAGGGGGTAATGCGCACCCTGGAAATCTGGCGGAAAGAGGGACTCATTAAATCATGAAAATCTACGATATCACGCCCATCGGCAAACCCAGGATGACCAGAGCTGATAAGTGGAAGCAGCGTCCGGCGGTAATGCGCTACCGGGCATTCTGCGATGAGGTCCGTCTGAAGAACGTTGCTATGCCGGAGCAGGGCGGACACATAACCTTCGTGGTTCCCATGCCAAAGAGCTGGAGCCAGAAGAAGCGAGTAACGATGAACGGACAGGCACACCAGCAGAAACCAGACGCCGATAACATGATCAAAGCGCTGATGGATGCTCTGTTTACTGATGACGCACATATCTGGGACTTTCGTGTAACAAAAGTCTGGGGTGAATCCGGACAAATTTTAATTTCTGATATCGGAGAAGTGGCCGCATGAAACTGGAAGCATCGTTAAAGCATTTCAGCCCGCAGGGGATGCATATCAGCGACGACGTGAAAAGCACATCGCCAAATCGACTGACCGGAACAGATGTTATGGCGGCCATCGGTACCACCAGCAGTCGTGCGCGCTTCGGCCTTGCCGCTTTCCTCGGAAAGGCTGGTATCAGCAAAACGGACGAACAGCTTGCAATTCAGGCGCTGGCGCAGTTTGCCATCAAAAACGCTCCTAAAAATGTCCGCAAAGCCGCTGGTGACAAGCTCGGCGCCTGCATGTTGACGCTGGCGCAATTTGCCTTTGCGGAATACTCACGTTCGGCGGCCACCAGAGCAACGTGTCAAAGCTGCAGCGGTACCGGCTTTATTTCCCGCCATGAAGATGTAATTAAGCACCCCGGTATTTTCGATGCTGACGGTGTCGAAGTGAAGGCCCCAAAGATTAGAAATGAACTGGTGAAAAGGGTCTGTGGAGTCTGCGGAGGAAAGAAAGTGATCCATGCGCGATGCAGGTGTAGTGGTAAAGGGGAGGTCTTAGATCGCAAAGCGACCAAAGAACTTGGCGCACCGGTTTTCAAAACATGTGAACGCTGCTCTGGTAATGGCTTCTCTGTTGTACCCTCTGCGACGGTACACCGCGCCATTCTGAAGCGTCTCCCGGATCTCCATCAGTCTTCGTGGTCACGCAACTGGAAACCGTTCTATGAAGGGCTGGTGGATATGCTTCACAAAGGAGAGAGACAGGCAGCGGCTGAATTTGAGAAGGCGACCATTTATTGATGTGATCGAAACAGATGGCGGCAAATTTTTGCACGATAGAGTTGACTTTGCATAAAATTGTCCTGTATTCTTCTAATCATGGATACGTACATCCAAATGAAACTGATTCTGAACCCTGCCAACCGGCGGGGTTTTGCTTTTCTGGGGGAAGCGATGCAGCAGCCATATTTTTTTAACCCGGGCATGACCACTCAACAGCTTGAAGACTGGCTTGGGCAACAGAAAATCTATCTTGCCCACTTCAACCGTCTGATAGCAGAAAAAGCCGCTCTTGAGGAGCGGCTGAGTCAGATCTCTGCGGAGATTGGGCGAGTCGCTACTGGTAGCTTTGAAGGAATGCTGAGTTTTCCCTGGGATCCCAGTCCTCTTGTGGAAAATCCTCAACAGGATAGTGGCCAGTCGGCAGATTGAGTGACGTCAGGACAGCGGCAGCATCTTCTGACATATAACTGGGCTTTAGTTGACTGGCAATGATAAAGAGACAGTCGTTTAGCGAGAGTCTTCTAATCTCTTCAGGTTTCCACTTGGTCATTTCGAAGATAAGGTGATGAAGAGCCTTATCGTTATCAAGATAATAATAATCCGATGAAAAATGTTTCCTGTACTCATCGAGAATACATTCAAGAGTGAATATTTGTCCTATTCGGTACCAAACCTGCCTGGTTCTGTAACTGTGTGAGTCTGCCAGTAATGTTTGGGGGAAGTTGTTATTTTGGCAAACCCGTGACTTGATTACCTGTAAAAGGTCTGAGTACTTACTCATATTATGCACCAGTTGATGTTTTAATCATTTGCGAATCAATTTTATCAAAGAGAAAAACAAGCCGCTACACGCTGATAACATCAGGCTGGGCGGTTATGGTGAGCCGATACCTCAGACAAGCAGAGTATGTGTAAGTTCACACAGATATTGCAATTGCCTCAGAACACTAAAGGAGGGATTGCCAGATGTTGATGCAGCATATCGGTGTCGGCTATTTTGGGTATTACCGAGCAACTGCTTATGCGATGAAACACTCTCTTATGCCCGAGATTGCGAAGTTAAGAATGAAGGCTCTGAACTTCTGGGATAAGCACGGGATCCGTGCCGCAGCTGATGCTTTTGACGTATCAACGCGAACACTCTACTGGTGGCGCCGGTTACTGCGCACCGGTGGTCCAGAAGCACTAATTCCAAGAAGCAAAGCCCCTCTGGTTCGCCGTTCAAGGCACTGGCATCCTGATGTACTCAAGGAGATCAGGCGTCTGAGAACTGAGTTACCCAATCTCGGCAAAGAGCAGATTTTTGTCAGGCTGAAACCATGGTGTGAAGCGCGGCATTTTACCTGTCCCAGCACGTCAACCATTGGAAGAATCATTGCTGGTGCTCACGATAAAATGCGGATGATCCCCGTACGCCTCAGCGCCAGGGGCAAAGCCCGGTTGATAAAAAAACGCTCAGTGAAGCCCAGAAGACCAAAACAATACCGCCCGGTAAAAACAGGCGAACTCATAGGGATGGACGCGATTGAACTCAGGATGGGGGGACCTACGCCGCTATATCATTACCATGATCGACGAGCACAGCGACTATGCGCTGGCCCTGGCGGTCCCTTCACTCAACAGCGATATTACCAGCCATTTCTTCAGCAAGGCCACAAAGCTCTTTCCTGTCGCTATCAGACAAGTTGTCACTGACAACGGTAAGGAGTTCCTCGGTAACTTTGATAAAACGCTACAGGAAGCCTCGATTAAACACATCTGGACCTATCCGTACACACCGAAAATGAATGCGACCTGTGAGCGATTTAACCGGACACTTAGAGAACAATTTATTGAATTCAATGAATTGTTGCTTTTTGAGGACCTGAATTTGTTTAATCAAAGAATGGCTGAATATCTGGTGCTGTATAACAGCAAAAGGCCACATAAATCACTCGAACTGATGACGCCAGTGGACTATATTTTACGTGAGAGTAAAAATTGCAATATGTGGTGGACCCATACAGAGTATTGAAACCTGAAAGACTGAATGTTAAATTTCTGGTGTGGTGAATCCCCCCTATGCGGAGGGGCGACCAGTCAGTTACAGAACCTGTAAATGCAGCGCGGGCCATGCCGACTGGGGCATGCTCACCGGGAGGCACCCGGCACCACGCAATGCTACTAAGCTATTTGGTAGTGGGGTTGCCGTTTCGGCTTCTCCAGCTATGTTTAAAAGGTAGTAGCGGAAAACGAGCGCTCTCCTGGTAAATCGGTAGCTCGGACTATTAGGTGCGTCTCGATCCGGTACAGAATCAGTATTGCCTACATTTCTGCCCGTTCCTCTGAGCGGGCTTTTTTTCGTCTGATTAAGGCACTTCAACTAACCAAAAACATTTAAGGGCTGCGCTAATACGTGGCCTTTTTCATTTCTGGCTCACGGATGACTCCTTTTAAGGCTTGTCGCTAAATCAGCCCGATGGGCCTGCCCCCTTTATTCACACAGCACCCCGTTAACCCGGAGGTGAAACTATGGCAAAGCATATGCAAGACAAAGAGAGCATGGCCGGAATCACCTGGCTGGCTCTGCTGATCATTGCTGGTTGGGGCGGCCTTGTCCGATTCCTGATGGATGTGAAGCAGGGCAAAGCAAAATGGAGCTGGATAAATGCTTTTGCGCAAATTGTGGTTTCGGCTTTTACCGGGGTCATTGGTGGGCTCATCAGCATTGAAGGTGGACTGAGTATTTACATGATACTGGCCACTGCCGGTATCAGTGGTGCTATGGGTTCCGTAGCGCTCACGTATTTCTGGGAACGAATCACCGGAGTGAAAGCACAATGACAGCAGACCAGATTATCGAGGGGATCCTCGGAAAAGAGGGCGGTTATGTCGATCATCCCTCTGATAAAGGCGGGCCAACCCGCTGGGGCATCACGCAAACCACAGCTCGCGCACATGGCTACACCGGTGATATGCGAAACCTGCCCAGGGAAACAGCAAAGCAAATCCTGCTGAGCGATTACTGGACCGGCCCCCGGTTCGACCAGGTGGCGAGTTTGTCTACGTTACTGGCAGACGAGCTTTGCGACACTGGCGTGAACATGGGGCCCAGCGTCGCCAGTAAGTTCTTTCAGCGCTGGCTGACCGCAATGAATATGCGCGGAAAGCTGTATCCCGATCTGATTCCGGATGGTGCCATTGGTCCCCGAACCATCACCGCGCTTAAGGGATACCTTTCCGCCCGCGGGAAAGAGGGTGAACAGGTTCTGTTGCGTGCGCTGAACTGCAGCCAGGGTGCCAGATACCTCGAACTGGCGGAGGGCCGCGAAGCCAACGAGGATTTTCTCTACGGCTGGGTTAAGGAGCGTGTCCTGTGAAGATGAGCATTTTCGCTTTGCTTGTGCTGGTGGCTGTGCTCGTTCTGTTACTTCTGCGCAAATATACCCGGCTGGAGTTCGTAGGGCATGCCAGCTTGCTGCTGAAAACGTGGTCTGTAAAGCTGGGAGCTATCGGCGCGCTGGTTGGTGTATGGGCGCAGTCGTTCCCGGATGCTGCGCTGCACGCCTGGGCGGTGCTGCCGCCGGATATCAAAAACATCCTGCCGCCAAACATCGTTGCGTTGATTAGCCCTGCGCTGGTGGTGCTGGCCGTACTATCGCAATACGTACGCCAGCCAGCATTGAAAGAAAAGGCCGACGAACTGAAGGAGCAGCAATGAGCTTTGAAATTATCGCGGGACTGGTGGTCGTCATCCTGGGTGCTATTGCTGGCGCGTTCGGCATTGGTCATGCTCGCGGGGCCAGTAAGGCGAAAGCCAAAGCTGATCAGCAACGTACCGAAGAGAACGCCGCTGCTACTGTCGCCGCGGCAGAACGCCGTGCTGAAGTCACGAAAGGGGCCAGCGATGTACAGGAAGACGTTAAGCGTATGGGCGATGACGATGTTGATCGGGAGTTGCGCGAAAAGTTTACCCGCCCCGGTAGTCGTTGACACGGCCTGCAGCTGGGTGCGGATCATCTACCTGACTGACCACGATATCGATGTGTTGGATAAGCAGACCAAGCGTGACATCCTGGCGCACAACAAAGCAGTGCAGGCCAATTGCTCGCAGCTCACAGAGAAGGGTTCCAGGTAATTCAGCTACAAACGCAGAACACTTTAGGTATTGAAATTTACATGGCCACATGAACAAAAAATCAGAATACGAGACAACAGAGCGCTGAAAAATGAAAAGTTGGTATCTAAGTCAGGTGCATTAAGGCACTATGGATTTTCAATTCCTTCTATCTAAGAAGCTGCCCATGACAAGAAATTCACTCCCTCAACTTCCGCATGGTTATCGATACGGTGACGAGCACTCTATTCACCCTCATTGTGATGGGGATTATTTAGCTCCGCAGGGATGTGTTATCAAGTCCGTTAACCTTGTAGATGGGGCGGTTATTTATGTGCCCATCCAACGCTACATCAAGCATCTAGATCTTTGGGTTAATGCCGAAGGAACTGTCGAATAAATTGTTAGTTACCGGCCTCGTTCGGGAGAGCTGAGAATTGCCATCAAAAGACCAGCAGAGATGCCTGGTGCTCTGGTTGAATGTTCCGGCAAGTTGAAAATGATTGGTTCAATGAGCTCTTTCGATATTTAAATGCTTTCGATAACTTAAATGAAGCTATCATCACGTGATCACTGCCAGCCAACACCAAAACGGCAGTGGTCAGTTAAAAAGCAGAAAAGCCTCTCCCGGGTGGCTCCTGAGAGATTTTAGTTTTCTAACTGGTACCAACCAAAGGTCGCATTTTTTATGCGACCTTTTTTATTGTGCGTAACAGGCATCCGTAAGGAAACCGTTCAGCTTGTACACACGGCAAAGATAAATGCAAAAGCATCACAGAGGCTATTTTGTCGAATGGCTTCGATAATACTCCCCACATCGCACAGAGGTAAGACATGTCAGAGACCACTGCATCCGAGCAAATCCGCCTGGATATAATCAAGAAAGTTAATTATGACACCGCAGCGGCCAAGCTGGCCATTGACTGGGTAGGCGACAGCTATCTGAAGTCTGAGCTATTCGCTGACTCTTTCGATCATGTTTTCACGGAAAGTGAGATTGTCTCGAAGACCCGTAAGGCAATCCAGGAAGCGACCGAAGCGCTGGCGCTGTTTGATACTGCCGCTGAGAAGGTCAGCTAAGGCATTACAGCAGGCATTCATCGAGTGCCTGTGATAATGTTAAAGCTCCTGTATAAGGGGCAGTTGTATGATATCATGCAACGAAACAACCAAGCTATGGAAAGTCCGGGTAATGGTTTGGAGTGAATGTGATGTTTAGCAGCGGTGGTATAAATGGCTACTTTTTCCTGTTGCTTAGTATGTGGCCAGTGCTAATGGTTTTATTCCTGGGATTGTCTCCTGCATTTTACGGTGTGTTAATGCCTAAAACGGCAATTGCTTGTCTGGTGATCGCTGCAGCCTTTGGCATTGGTGGGTGGTTCTATGGATTGTGATCTAAGTAACATTTGGTCAGGTTATAAACTGGTATCTGACCGCATTACAGCAGGTATTCATTGAGTGCCTGTGATAATGCCCGTCAGACAATGGACTGATATCATTGTCTGTTTCTCCCGGTGTATTTTGAAATACTCAATACTCTCATAACGTCTCTGCCTGCCAACATCAGAACGCCAGAGGTTAGTTAGCCGGATAGATGCACCTCTCTCTGTTGGCTCCTGAGAGATTCTTTATACGCTGGTTGGTAGTGACCAAAGGCCGCATAATTTTGCGGCCTTTTTCATTTCTGTAAAATGAAAGTCCTCAGGCGGTTAACGATGCTCTGGACCATGGAAGTGATCTCCACCATGTCCGCCGCTATGAGGCCCAGGGGGAAGGATACATCCTGAAAGAGACAGCGCACCACAGATCACAAAAACAGCAAGCATAATTCTTTTCATAATAACTCCTGAACTAAAGAGCCTTAATTCCAAAACAAAAAAGTGAATATTTTATGGAGAATCAGTAATTCCTTTTTCTCCCTCACGTTAAATAGGAATAATCCATGGCAAAACCGGACTGGGGCGAGCTTCAGCGACGGTTCCTGTCCGATCATGCCGCAACCGGCGTATCACCGAAGGATTGGTGTGAAGCGCAGGGACTGAATTACGCTACTGCCCGCCGATACATCAAGAAACCCACTGCGCAAACTGCGCAAAAACCTGCGCAGAAGAAACTGCGCACTGCGCAAAAGGAAAAGTGCGCAGAAGAGCTGGTGGATGATGATGGCCTCACCGATCAGCAACGTTTATTTGTCGCAGAATACCTGAAGGACCACAACGCCACGCAGGCCGCTATCCGTGCCGGGTACAGCAAGAAGACTGCTGAACAAATTGGCTATCAGCTGCTTCAGAAAACTTCAGTTGCGCAGGCCATTGCGCAGCAGCAGAAAGCATCCATTGTGCGCACGCTTGGCAGCGCTGATGAAGTGCTTGAGCAGATGTGGCGGCTGGCAACATTCGACGCCAACCAACTTTCTCAGTATCGCCGCGGGAGCTGCCGCTACTGCTGGGGCTTCGGTCACCAGTATCAATGGCGCGATGCGGTGGAGTACGAAGAGAAGCGGCTTGAAGCGCTTGAGCGTAAACGTCGAGAGCCTTTGGATGATGGCGGCTACGGTTACAACCACACCAGCGCACCTAACCCGGAATGTCCTCGCTGCAATGGTGATGGCGTCGGCCAGCCATTCTTCGCCGATACGCGCAAGCTGGCGCCTGATGCTGCGCTTGCCTATTCCGGCGTTAAGCTCGGGAAGAATGGCGTGGAGATAACCGCTATCAGCCGCGAGCGAATGTACGAGGCGGTGATGAAACGTCTCGGCCTGGCTGACAGTGAGTTCACCCAGCGTCTACAGCAGATTGAAATCGAGCGCCGGCAGCTGGAGATCGACAAGCTCCGTAAAGAGCTGGCCGCTGACCCGGAAGATGACGAACCAACGCCAGTTGCGATCAATATCAACGTAGTCGATGCGCGAGTGAGGGAAGAGGATGGCGATAGCTCCGACGCTTAACGTTCCCCAGGCTCGTTTTCTGGCTATGCAGCAGAAGTTCAAAGCCTATGTAGCTGGTTTTGGATCCGGAAAGACATGGGTTGGCTGCGGTGGAATATGCAAAGGGTTTTGGGAGTTCCCCAAAATAAACCAGGGCTACTTTGCCCCGACCTATCCTCAGATCCGCGATATCTTCTACCCCACGGTGGAAGAAGTTGCTCACGACTGGGGACTGAAAGTCAAAATCGTTGAAAGCAACAAAGAGGTCCATTTCTACAGTGGGCGCCAGTACCGCGGCACGACAATTTGTCGGTCGATGGAAAAGCCCGACACGATAGTAGGCTTTAAAATCGGCAATGCGCTGGTGGATGAACTCGACGTTCTGAAAGCGGATAAGGCGCGTCAGGCGTGGCGAAAAATAATCGCGCGTATGCGTTATAAGGTTGATGGTCTGCGTAATGGCATTGACGTGACCACCACACCTGAAGGATTTAAGTTCGTCTATAACCAGTTTGTTAAGGCTGTGAGGGAAAAGCCTGAACTGAGGTCGATGTATGGTCTGGTACAGGCTTCGACATTCGACAACGAAAAGAACCTGCCGGATGACTATATTCCTTCGCTCCTGGCGAGTTACCCGCCGGAATTGATCAAGGCATATCTGAATGGCCGGTTTACTAACCTGACCAGCGGCACCATTTATCATCAGTTCGACAGGGTGCTGAATAATTCCAGTGAGGAAGAGCAGCCAGGTGAAGCGCTGTATATCGGGATGGATTTCAACGTCGGGAAGATGGCAGGGATCGTCCATGTATTGCGGCTCGGCTTACCGCACGCGGTAACCGAGATTATCAACGCTTACGATACGCCCGACATGATACGCATCATCAAGGAGCGTTTCTGGCTGTATGCCGACGGAGACTACCGCAAGGTCCGCGAGATTTATATTTATCCGGATGCCTCTGGTGATTCCAGGAAGTCAAACAACGCCAGCAAAACAGATATTGAGCAGCTCCGGCAGGCCGGATTTAACGTCATCGTTGATGATGCTAACCCGCCGGTAAAGGACCGCATCAACTCCATGAACGCCATGTTCTGTAATGGTAATGGTGATCGTCGGTACAAGGTGAATGTGGCCCGTTGCCCGGTCTATGCCGACTGCCTGGAACAACAGGTGTGGGATAAAAACGGCGAGCCGGATAAAAAGAGCGATAACGATCACCCCAACGATGGCGCCGGTTACTTCATTGTGAAGCAATTCCCAATCGTTCGACCTGCATTCTCTATTTCACTGGACACGACATTCTGATGGCCAATAACGATATTACTTATGTTCGCCCTGAGGTCAGGGCGGCGATGCCCGTGTGGAAAAAAATTCGTGACGTGTGCAAAGGGGCTGATGCTGTAAAGGCCGCCGGGAATGAATACCTCCCTTTTCTGGATCCGTCCGATAAGTCTGCACGCAATAAAAAGCGCAATGCTGATTACATTCAGCGCGCCGTTTTCTACGCGATAACGGGCAATACAAAAGTGGGTCTACTGGGGCTGGCATTCAGAAAAGACCCGACCATGACCGCGCCGGATAAACTGAATTATCTTCGTGACAACGCCGATGGTGCTGGTGCCAGCATTTATCAGCAGTCCCAGCAGGTTACAGAAAATATTCTGGAGGCCGCGCGCGAGGGGCTTTATACGGATTATGCAGCTGAGACCGACGAGGCGATCATCCTTCGTTATCAGGCGGAAAGCATCATTAACTGGCGCACCAAACGCATCAATGGACGTGATCAACTGGTGCTGGTGGTTTTACGCGAATGCATGGAAAAGGAAGATGGTTTTGCGTACGAGGATGAAATCCAGTATCGCGAACTGGCTCTGGAGAACGGAAAGTTTGTCTGCCGGGTATGGCGAAAGTCAGCTGACGCAGGCTCTTTTTCCGTCACTTCCGAGTATCATCCTAAGCCAAAAGGTGAGGATTTCTGGGATGAGATCCCCTTTACCTTCGTTGGTGCGCAGAATAATGATCCCACCATCGACGAGTCGCCTTTAGCCGCCCTCGTTGAAATTAACCTTGGCCATTATCGTAATTCGGCAGATTACGAAGACAGCGTATTTTTCTGCGGTCAGGTTCAGCCGGTGATTTCCGGTCTTGATACCGCCTGGCGTGACTGGCTGCAGGATAAGGGAATTCGTGTCGGTTCTCGTTCTCCATTCCTGCTGCCGAAGGAGGGGAGTTTTACCTATGCTCAGGCGCAACCAAACACCCTGGCTAAAGAGGCGATGGACAGTAAGCGTGATTATTCTGTTCAGCTTGGCGCCCGGCTTATCGAGCAGAACGGCGCGGTTAAAACCGCCACGCAATCCAGCGGCGAGCAAACCGCATCCACATCGGTGCTCGGCATTTGCGTTTCCAATGTCTCGGAGGCCTATACGCTGGCGCTCGGCTGGTGCGCCAGATATCTCGGCATAAAAGGCGAGGAATATCGTTACAGCATCAATCAGGAGTTTATCGCCAAAGTCGCAGAATCCGGCATGGTAACGGCAATCGTCAATGCCTGGCAGTACGGTGCGATTCGCGACACTGATATGGTCAGAGCTCTGCAGAGGCTTGACCTGATAGATCCTGCTGACGACCCTGAAACTGTCATTGACGCTATTCGTAACGGCGCGCCTAACCTGATTGGTGGCAATAATGGCAACGGCGAATGACAAACTGCAGGATGAATCCATAGCCCACGCTATATGGGTTAGTCGCTACAGCACCGGCGTTGCCAACAGGATGATAAAAGTTCTGAATGACAGCGACGCCGAACTTACCGCCAGGCTGCTGGTGGCTATCGATACGCTGGATCCCGAGAGCTTTACCGTTTCGCGTCTGGAAGCGTTACTGGTCAGTGTCAGGGCGATAAACAAGGATGCGATTCAGTCGATGTATGCAGCTCTTACTGCCGAGTTGCAGGAACTGGCGAAGCACGAAGCCACTTTTCAGATGAGCCTCTTCCAGTTTGCTATTCCCGACGATGTTCTTGCTCTTCATCCGCTGGTGGGCATCTCCCCGGATGCGGTTTATGCCGCGGCGATGGGGCGTCCATTCCAGGGACGTTTGCTGAGTGAATGGGCCAGCAACCTCGAAGCTGATCGGATGGCGCGGATATCCAATACGGTGCGGCAGGGATTCCTGCTGGGCGATACGCAGGAGCAAATCGCAAAAAAAGGTCCGTGGTCATGCTAATCGTGGTTACCAGGATGGTGCGCTGCAGATGAGCCGGGCCAATGCAGCCAGCATTGCAAAAACGGCAGTAGGGCATCTTGCATCGACAGCCAGACAAAGCTTTGCGTCGGCGAACGACGACATTCTGAAGGGTAAGCAGTGGTTATCTACTTTGGATAACCGGACATCAAAGGATTGTCGGATCCGCGACCGTCTCAAGTACACGCTGGATAATAAACCGATAGGGCACAAGGTGCCTTATCTGCAGGGACCTGGAAAAATCCACTTTTGCTGTCGGAGCACTGAAACTTACATCCTGAAATCGTCCGAGGAGTTGGGTATCAAAGTCGGCGAAATCAAGAATAGCTCGCGCGCCAGCATGGATGGACAGGTTCCGGCTGATACGAATTACCAGGACTGGTTCTCCCGGCAGTCGTTCACGCGACAAGCTGAGATTGTCGGAGAAACGCGCGCCAGGCTGATTCGTGATGGCGGCATGTCTCCCGATGAGTTCTACAACGACAGGGGCGAGTGGCTGACGCTGGACCAGTTGCGCTCAAAGGATGAGCAGGCATTCAGAAACGCCAGGCTTTAACTAACATATCTTATTCAATCAGGCTGCCTTCGGGCGGCCTTTTTTATTGGGCCAGGCCCACAGTAACTATCCCAAGGGGACAACATGCTTATTCGTAACATGCTCATTAAATATTATTCGGCAGCTGGTGGTGAAGGTGGTGATGGCGGTGGCTCCGGTAGTGGTGCGCCCGAGATTACGCCGGAAATCCAAAAGCTGATCGATGAGCAGGTCAGTGCTCAGGTTTCAGGCCTGAAAAATAAAAATAGTGAGTTACTCGGTAAGCTCAAAGAGTCCACTGAGTCGCTTAAGCGTTTTGAAGGTATCGATCCTGACGCGGTGAAAACTATTCTCCAGCGTTTCTCTGATGATGAAGAGGCGCAACTGATCGCCGCCGGGAAAATTGACGAGGTACTGGATAAACGCACTGAGCGGCTACGTGCTGATGTTGATAAGCAAATCAAAGCCGCTAATGAACGCGCTGAAAAGGCGGAAGCGTTCTCCAACAAATTCCGTGATCGTGTCCTGGGTGATGCTATCCGCAGCGCAGCGCTTAAGGCTGGCGCGCTGCCAGAAGCATCCGACGATCTGATTCTTCGTGCTAAAGGCACATTCCAGCTCAACGACGAAGGCGAGGCCGTAGCAGTTGATGCAAATGGCGATGTTCTGTTCGGTAAAGACGGAAAAACTCCGCTCACCCCGGTTGAGTGGGCTGAATCTCTGAAAGAGACGGCCCCGCACCTGTTCCCGCGCGCCGAAGGCTCCGGGGCTGGTGGTCATAAACCCGGTGGCGGTGGCGGTAGTCTGAAACGTTCAGAAATGAGCTCAAGCGACAAAGCGGACTACATCCGCAAACATGGCCAGCAGGCCTATCTCAAATTGCCTAAGTAAGGACTAATCAATGCCTACGACCGTAAACAGTGACCTGATTATCTATGACGACCTCGCGCAGACTGCGTTTCTTGAGCGTCGCCAGGATAATCTGGAAGTCTTCAACGCCGCTTCAAACGGCGCAATCATTCTCGACAACGAACTGATCGAGGGTGATTTTCGCAAGCGCACCTTCTATAAAGTTGGTGGTTCTATCGAATCGCGCAACGTTAACTCCACCGACCCGGTAACGGGTAAAAAAATCGGTGCCGGTGAATCTGTCAGCGTTAAGGCGCCGTGGAAATACGGCCCGTATGAAACCACGGAGGAGGCGTTTAAACGTCGGGGTCGCGACGTTAGCGAATTCTCCGAGGTGATCGGCGTCGACGTCGCTGATGCAACGCTTGAAGGTTATATCAAGTATGCCCTACAGGGTCTTGTTGCAGCCATTGGCGCAAATGCTGACATGACGGTATCCGCGGATATTGCCACTGATGGTAAGAAAACGCTGACCCGTGGCCTGCGTAAATACGGCGATAAATTTAACCGTGTTGCGCTGTTCGTTATGCATTCCACGACCTATTTCGACATTGTTGATCAGGCTATCGACAACAAAATTTACGAAGAAGCTGGCGTGGTGGTTTATGGCGGACAGCCAGGCACGTTGGGTAAACCGGTGCTGGTAACTGACACCATGCCAGTTGATGCGATTCTGGGGCTGGTGGCCGGCGCGGTATCCGTAACGGAATCACAGGCTCCGGGCTTCCGTTCCTACGATATCAACGACCAGGAAAACCTTGCCATTGGCTATCGCGCAGAGGGCACGGTTAACGTTGAACTGCTGGGTTACAGCTGGGATGAGACGAAGGGCGCTAACCCTGACCTGACCAAAATCGGCACCGGCGCGAACTGGAAGAAACATTTCACCAGTAACAAATCCACTGCAGGCGTACTGATTAAGCTGGAAGCCCCTGCGGGGGAGTAACCCTGTCAGTGGATAAAACTTCCGCAACTGCTGACAGTACCGACGCGGTGACCGTTTCGCTCAAGTACACCAGAAATGGTGCCGGAGTCTCCGGGGCATCTGTGGCGTGGACGTCTACAGGCGGCACACTCAGTGCTTCGACGTCACAGACAGGGTCTGCTGGTGGCTCGACGGTGAAACTCATCTCTGCTACGGCCGGCTCCTTCACGGTGACGGCTACCGTTGACGGCGTGGTGAAAACAACTGAAGCGATCGCGTTCACTGCTCCATCGGGTGGTTAACTGACGGGGCGAAAGCCCCGTTTCTTTTGGTGAGGATCCGATGACCGTTTATATAACAATCCAGGACGTTGACGAGTTGCTGGGGGATACCTGGGCTGCCGCCGACAAAAAGGGTAAAGCTGTGCTCCAGGCAAACACCTGGATGACGGCGCTTAACCTTCAGGATATCGACCAGGAACATATTCCCGAAGAGGTTAAGCAGGCCGGAGCGTTTATCTCTTCCGTTGCCGCTGCAGGCAATCTGTATCAGCAAAAAACGGATTCCGGCGTGGTGACGAGCAAAAGCGTTGAGGCTGATGATGTAAAGGTTTCCCGAACGTTTGCCGAGATTTCAACTACTAGCGCTGAATTACTCGATCCGGATTTGCAACTGGCACTGGATATGCTCAAACCGTGGATGATTAACCCGTTTCAGACGTTCTTTGTGAGGGCGTGATATGTCCGATTTGAAGGTGGTCCCATTTCAAAAGCCCAGCCATCACAACCTCGATAACGACCAGGTTATTCGCCTGCTGAAACAGGCTCTGGAGAGAGCCGAAAACGGCGGCTGCCACAGTGTCGCAGTGATACTGCTTGATGATGAGGGTAACGCGATTGATTGCTGGCATAACGGTGGACGCCCCTATGTGATGGTTGGCGCTATGGAGTCGCTTAAAACCGACTTTATCCATGCTCATATTGAGCGGCGGTAAGGGGGTAACATGCAAAATCCATATGTGCATTATGCCGGCGACGGGCTCGGTCCCCGCGATGTGTTTGTGAATGGAAACCCGATCAGACATGTCGTTTACGCAAACCAGGCAAAGGGTGTTGTAGAGTTTGCTCCGCTCCCGCTGCGGGTTAAGCGCAATGGCGAAATTTATACCCGCAAACTCCACGGTACAGTGATCGTTAAACCTCAGCAGCGTATTGGTGGGTGCAATGGGCATTCGTGACGAGCTGCAAACCGAAGTCGCCGCGGCATTCGATACCGACCTGCAGGATGCCGTTAAGGATTTCACTGGGTCATATACCGTTCGGGGTGCCTGGGACCCGGTGACGGAAACCGGCACTGAAACGCAGGTGACTTACTCGGGGCGTGGAATACTGGCGCGCTATAAGCTGCGCCGTATCGATGGCGTTAACATCCTGCATGGTGATGTGAAGCTAACCGCCCTGGTCAACGAAGTGACTGACAAGCCGGCAATCGGGCATTTCATCACGGCGCCGGATCCGATTACGGGTGAGCTTCAGCGTTACGACGTCATAACCGCTTCTGCCGACTCTGCTGGCGCTGCGTACTCCATTCAACTGCGGAGGGTGTGATATGGCTAAGGGCTGGAACATTGACCCGGCGGCATTCGCCGGGCTGGTGGCCGAAGATGTCAAACTGCGCCAGCGGACAATCGCTATTCAACTGCTGAATGAAATTGTTCAACGGTCGCCGGTAGGAAACCCGGAGCTGTGGGCCATCAACGCGACCGCGGTTCAATACAACAAAGCTGTTGGGGAATGGAACGAATCTCTTTATGCCGATCCTGCTAACCTGACCAAAACCGGAAGGCTCAGGAAGAAAGTCCGTGTTAATGACAGCATGGATATCAGGCGGCCGGCTGAGTATCGCGCAGGAACCTTCAGGGCATCGCATTTTGTCAGCATCGGCGAACCTAATCATTCAGTCCCGACCGAACCGGATCCGCGCGGGACAATGACGTTTCTTAATGGCAAAAATATTATTGACCAGGCGCCAGCCTACTCGGTGATTTACATCCAGTCGAACCTGCCTTACTCCGTGCCTCTGGAGAATGGCCACTCAACACAGGCGCCGACAGGCGTCTATGCCGTCTCGTTTAATGGTGTGATTCAGGCCTACAAATGACCCTTACAGAAATCAGAAACGCTGTCATTTCCCGAATGGCGGCACAGACCGCTATTGCCTCTGATGCGGTGGATTATCCCAATGGTCCTGTATTTGACCCCAACAACCGCGATATCTGGGCCCGCCTCACCAACATTGCAGGACAGGCTGGCGCAACCGAGATCGGGAATGGGCCGGTCGTCCACAGGACGGGCTTACTCATCATTCAGCTGTTTGTTCCGGTCGGATCCGGGACGTTGCTTATCTCTCGAACGGCCGACCAGCTAACGGAGCTATTCGAGTTTAAGGACGACGGAAAGCTGAGTTATTTCGCTGTTTCTGCTGTGCCGGCGGGTGAGACCGATGGCTGGTTACAGCTCAATCTTCAAATTCCTTATCGCGCTCTGTAGCGCACAAAAAACAGGAGGCTCCTGTGAGCTCAGGTGCAAAAGTAGTAGCCGCGTTTATTCGCGAGACAACACCAGGAATCACGCCTACAGCAGGGGCGTGGAACCTGCTGCGTCGTTCTTCATTTGGTCTGAAACCAACGCAGAACACCAACGACAATGACGAAATCGCTGGTGACCGCATGGCGCAGGGTGTTTCACGCGGCACAGTGGATGTCGGCGGCGATGTCGGCACGCGGTTTCGCTGGAACCAGCATGATGATTTTCTTGCCAGCTGCTTCGGTTCCGAATGGGTAAATAACGTGCTGACGATGGGTAATGGTCGCATTACGTTCTCCGTGGCGACTTTTGCCAGTGATGTGGGGATCGCCCAGATTGCCCGCGGTTGCCAGGTTGGCACCTTCCAGATGGAAATCCCGGCCGATGGTGATATCACTGCAACCATTACGTTTGCAGGGCTGGACTGGGAGACGAAGGGGGACGATACCAGCTATTTCACCGCGCCGGTGGATTTAGCGGGGGCGCTGCGTTACTCCTTCAAAGAGGTCACCAACATCCGGCTAAATGGTGTTGATGGCGGGACAGGCTTCTGCGTCGACACCTTTAACATTCAGTTCGACAACAATATGCAGACCCAGCGCTGCATCGGTACCGGTTCGGCGTTCGCCGGCGCAAACATTCCGACAACCTTTACCCCGTCAGGTCAAATCACGCTGTCATGGTCAAAGGCAGCCTGGGAGGTTTACAAAAAAACGTTCACCGGCGAAACGGTGCCGTTTAGCTTCACCCTGGAGAATGCTGAAGGCGCCTATACCTTCGATTTCCCGGAAGTGCAGATCTCTGGCGACTGGCCGGATGCGGGGAGCACTGACATTGTTCAGGTTCAGCTGGATATCACCGCGGCCAATACTCCGCCAACTATTTCCCGCGTTCCTGCCACTAGTGGCGGTGGTGATTAACATTGGCCTCTTTGGATGGTTTTTATGGAGTTTTTATGCTGATTGTTACCCAGAAAATTGATTTAAATGGCGAGCGCTGGTTTTCCCCCTACAAAAAGCCAGAAGGCAGCAAAAAGGAATTCTCGCCGGAAGAAGAATCGCTGTTCAAACTTCGCCTGCTGGTGACAAGCAGCGAGAATCCTCAATATCGCTCTCGTAATGCGCTGGTGCGCCGCCACATCGATAAGATGGACGCGGGTTATAAGGTGGGGACAACGGATTTTAATCTCGCCAGCGTGGACGATATCGACTCTGTTGATGACCTGCTGATCGATAACGCCGCTCGGTTCCTGCTGAAAGGTTGGGAGGGGGTGGGCCAATTGGTGGATGGCTCAGAGGTTGCTCTCGACTATACCCCAGAGCTTGGGATCGCCATGCTGAAACAGTACCCGGATTTGTACTGGCGGATACTGGCCGAGGCCGCAAGCATTGCTCAGGGTAAGGAGCAGCAGACTCAGGAAACCGTAAAAAAGCCATAGAGGCCCAAAAGTGGCTAAAGGAATTCGCTGGCGAACAGGGCGAGAAAGCAAAGTGGCGCAGGGAGAAACTAAATCTCCCGCCCATTCCAGAGCCTGAAATCGATGCAGTTACTGGGGAGATCCTCAACGCTTACGCCATGATATCGCGCGGCAGGAAGTATGCCGGCATGGCCGGAGTGCCGCTCCCTCTATCCCTGAACGATATTGAGCTTTACCTGGCATCGCGCACCATCCTGATCGACCGCATTGAGTTTGACGCAGCCATACTGGCTCTCGATGATGCCTGGAGGGCTGAGTGGGCAGAGGCACAGAAACGTGCAGCGGATAAGAAAGGAAGCAACTGACCTACCATTAATGGTGGTCCATGCTTCTGAAAGTCGATGATAGGATGTTTCCGATTGCAATCAAAGGAAACATATAATGAAAAAAGTCATCGCTTTGGCGCTTGGAGCGCTGTTACTTTCTGGTTGTACAGTACGTGTTGCAGATTTGACTGTGGCGAGTACTAAAAATTACAACCTCAATGGGGGTAAGTTCTATAAAGGGAAACGTGTAACAGCAGAAGATAGCTATCCGGTTATCATCTTCCCTCTTGGCATCCCGAACGTTAAAACAGCCGCTGATCGAGCGATTGAAAAAGATCGCTGTGCAGTTGGTCTGTCTGACGTAGTTGTCACTCAACTTAACCACTCCTTCCTGTTCGGTAAGATTGGTCTGCGTGTTGAGGGTAATCTTGTGATTGACCGCAGCCTGCCGGGTTGTGAGAACGCAAGCTGAATGATAAAGCCACCATCGGGTGGCTTTTTAATTTATGGGGTAGACAAGTGAAGATTATTGGATACTTAGCGATTGTAATAGGGGTGATCTTTGCTGTATCGGCGCTATTTATGGATGTGACAGTAGCGACAAGCGGTGGCTATAGGGTTAACAATCTTGGATTAATGTCATCGCGCCAAAATTATATGATATTTGGAGGTTTCGTAGCCATCGCAGGTATCATTATTGCTCTGGTGGGAGATAAGCTAAAAGCGTCCGGAACTTCAGTCAAATGCCCTTACTGCGCAGAATTAATAAATTCCGAAGCGGTGAAGTGCAAGCATTGCAGGAGTGATGTAACTCCTTCGAAGATAATAGCTAACACTGACAATACTGGAGCTAGTGATAGGCTGGCTGATGTAAATGTAAAGTTAATCGCTGGAATTGCAATTACTGTCTTTGCGGTGATTATCGTAGCAATAATGTTTTACCGCCAATGAAGTAAAGACCCGACAGTTTCAAAAAGTTCCAACCTCGCTTTGGCGGGGTTTTTTATTGCCCGGAGAAAAGCACGTGACAGAACAAACCTCCCGCCTGGCCATTATTATTGACAGCTCTGGGGCAGAAAAGCAGGCTGACAATCTCGCAACTGCACTTGTAAAAATGACGCAGGCAGGTGAACGTGCTGCCACCAGTGCAGGGAAAGTGACAAAGGCCACTGATGAAGAAAAACAGTCACTTTCTGAACTTTTAGATCGTATCGACCCGGTAAACGCCGCCCTGAACAAACTGGATAAACAACAGCAGGATCTTGCGAAATTCAAATCCAAGGGGATGGTAGATACCGATACATTCGATCTTTATTCAAAGAAAATCGAGGAAACACGAAACAGGCTAACAGGATTTCGCGACGACCTTGGTAAAACCGGCCAATCCGCCGCCCAGACCGCCTATGCCATGCGCATGATCCCGGCGCAGATGACTGACATTATCGTCGGCTTATCTACGGGTCAGTCGCCGTTTATGGTGCTTATGCAGCAGGGCGGGCAGTTGAAAGATATGTTCGGCGGTATTGGCCCCGCGATTAAAGGTGTTGGCGGGTATGTGCTGGGGTTGATTAATCCTGTCACTCTGGCTGCCGCGGCTGTCGGTGTTCTTGGGCTGGCCTATTACAAAGGCTCTCAGGAGCAGGGCGAGTTCTATAAGTCACTGACCCTTAACGGTAATCTGGTTGGTAAAACCACCGGGCAACTAGCAGATATGGCCGCTCGGGTTTCAGTAGTTGCCAACTCAACTACTGGCGTGACCGCAGCCACACTGAACCAGATAGTTTCATCCGGGAAAGTGGCTGCAGAGTCATTGGAACGAGTAACAACTGCCGTGGTTGAAATCAGTGAAGCCACAGGCATCGCCACTGAAAAGCTGGTGGGTGATTTCAACGACATTGCTGCTGACCCGGTTGCAGCCATTACCAAACTTAACGACCAGTACCACTTTCTGACACTGGCAACCTACAACCAGATTAAAGCACTGCAGGATGAAGGTAATCAGCAGGATGCTGCACGGGTGGCTACTGATGCTTACGCCAATGCCATGCAGCAGCGTGCGAACGATATTCATCAGAATTTGGGGATTCTTGAACGTGCTTGGGACTCGCTTGCTAAAACGGCTAAAGGAGCATGGGATGCCATGCTTGATATAGGTCGCGAGCAAACCGGCACCGAGCGGATCTCTCAAATTCGTAAGGAATTAGATTGGATAGATAAGGCTGCAGGCGGGAAGCTATTTTTTGGTGGAAGAAAGGCTGAGCTCGAAGATGAGCTAAATAATCTGCAATCTCAAATCACAACAGAAGGCGTTTTAACTGAAATAATCAGTAGTCATGACAAAGCTGAACAGCAAAGAATTAAAACGCAGCAGGAAGCAGATCGCGTTAACCAGCAATATCTGAGCAATGCGGATAAGCGCAATAAAGCCATTAAGCAGCAAAGCGAGTTCCTGAAGGCAGGCGCAATTACTGCAAAGCAATATTCAAAAAATGTTTCTCGTATTAACGAGATGTACAAAGATCCGAAACCACCCAAGACGCCAAAGAGTAAAGCATATACCGAGGACGCAGCAACCCGGCTGCTTGATCAGATAAACCAGCAGACAGCTGCTTTGCAGTCCCAGCTGGATGCCAGTGACAAGCTTAACAGCGCAACCCAGGCGCGGGTAAAGTTCGAACAGCAAATTGCTGACCTCAAGTCTAAAACGCAGCTCACAGCCGACCAGAAGTCGATTCTTTCCCGTTCAGATGAAATCCTCCAGGCGTATAAGCAGCAGGAGGCACTGCAAAATTCCGTAAAAACCCTGGACGATTACCGGAAGATGCAGGAACAGGTAAAGACGAAGGATGAGCGGACCAACGATCTGCTTAAAACCCGTCTTGAACTGCTGGAGAAGGCCAAAGCAACGGGGCAACTTAAACCCGGTGAATATCAAAAAATGCGGGCAGATATTTATCAAAACACCGATATGCAACTGCCCTCGACGGTTCGTAATGTTGTAGGAAACCTGACACCCACAGGAGGGCGACTCTCTGGAACTTTTGAGGGGATGCAGGGGCAAATCAACGAATATGACCAGGCTCAGCAAGAGCTCCAGCGCTGGCTGGCAGCTCAGGAGGAAGCTTATGCGAAGGCCGGTGAAATAACTGCCGAGGGTGAGGCCAGAATGACCTCTATTCGTCAACGTGCGGCGGATGCAAATCAGGTCATAGAGGCTCAGAAAAACACCATCATATCTGCGGCTACGCAGTCCTTGTTTGACAGTACCGCCGACATCATGCGAACGGGGTTTGGTGAGCAATCGGCAATCTACAAGGTCGCTTTTGCTGCGAGCAAGGCATTCGCTATCGCGGACTCGATGGTGAAAATCCAGCAGGCTATAGCAAGCGGTGCAGTAAGCGCGCCTTATCCGGCCAACATCATCGCTATGGCCTCAATCGCTGCGCAGACCGCCAGTATCGTCTCAAATATTCAGGCTGTTTCAGGCGTTGGCTTCGCCTCCGGCGGTTACACCGGCCCCGGTGGTAAGTATCAGCCAGCGGGTATTGTTCACAAAGGAGAGTACGTCTTCGACCAGGCATCAACGAACCGGATCGGCGTGTCTCAGCTTGAGGCACTTCGAAATGGCCAACCGCTTGATGCAACTCTGGGGCGTACAGGGTTTGGTACTGGTGTTCAGAACGTTAACAGCGACAACAGCAGCAAGACCACCATCCATGCTCCCATTGAGCAGCATTTCCATACGCCGCCCGGTGTGACACCTGATCAGATGGCTCTCTCCATGGCTCAAACGCAGAAGCGGGCGACAACGGAAGCCCTTGATCAGGTTGCTGCGCAAGTGTTGAGAGGAGATGGGAAAGTTGGTAAGGCAATGCGCAGTAAATATCCAGGCAGAGGGTTAGAGTGATGACTGATATCTACTACCCGCATGACAGTCTTCCGATGCCATTACAGGAAGGATACGGATTCCAGCCTGTAAGCCCGTTAAAACGAACCCAGTTAACCACCGGCCGCGCGCGGCAAAGACGAGCTTATACGTCCACACCGACGCAGGCCAGCATCACCTGGTTTATGGAAACCGATGCGCAGGGACTGGCGTTTGAGTCCTGGTTCCGTGATGCGTTATCTGACGGGGCTGCATGGTTCATGATGAAGCTGCAGACGCCGGCAGGCATTAAGTTTTACAAATGCCGCTTTACAGATATTTATCAGGGACCGGTACTGGTGGCCCCGATTTACTGGAAGTACACAGCGACGCTTGAATTATGGGAACGCCCCCCTTGCTCCTGCCCCATGGGGTAATTACCCGGAATGGATCGTCGGCAGCTCACTGCTGGATCTTGCGCTGAATAAGGAGTGGCCGAAGCATGACTCAGATTAAACGCCTCTACGCCAGCAGCGGGCCGGAGGTGATCATTGAGACGCTGCAGATCACCATTGGTTCTGACGTCCATTATCTGTGCCAGGGCTACGAGGGTATTACGGCAACGACGGAGAACGGCGATACCGTAACGTTTACCGCCTGTGCGATAGACATTGCTCTGCCGGCGCGCAATGCGGACGGCACGCAGGACCTCAAATTTGCCCTGTGCAATATCGACGGTGTTGTGTCCACGGCGATCCGCAATGCCCTGGCTAACAGATTGCCTGCATCGCTGACGTACCGGCGTTATATCTCCACGGATTTAGCGGCCCCTGCGGAAGTGCCGTATACGCTGAAAATCAAGTCTGGTTACTGGACGGCGACAGAGGCGCAGATTACCGCGGGTTATATGAATATCCTTGATACAGCCTGGCCACGTTACCGCTACACGCTTCCTGTATTCCCCGGACTGCGTTATATCAGCTAAGGGATCCCAATGTTCAACCCTGATAAATACCGTTCTGTTAAATGGCAGAAGGGCGGTAGAGCCTACCCGCTACTTGACTGCTTCGGCATTGTGAACGAGATACGCCGCGATCTGAATTTACCCGTCTGGCCCGATTTTGCCGGGGTAACCAAAGACGACGGCGGCCTCGACCGGGAAGCGCGCCGGATGATGCTTACCCTTGAGCGCTGCGAACCCTGCGAAGGGGCCGGGGTGGCCTGTTATTCCGGGTCGACTGTCACCCATGTAGGGATCGTGGTCAGTATCGGTGGTCTGCTGCATGTGGCGGAATGCAATCCGGGAACGAACGTCACCTTTCTCCCGTTGCCGCGGTTTAAGCGGCGATTTGTCAAAGTGGAGTTCTGGCAATGACCATTCGTTTTTACCCGTCCCGGCTTCCCGGTGAACCACTCGAAACGCATGAGCATGGTGTAACCAGTATTCGCAGCTGGCTGGTGGCAAATGTTGAAGGCTACGAGGATCGGGATGTCCCACCGCTGACCGTTGAGGTTGAGGGGCAGTCAATTCCCGCCAGGCGAATGGGCTAAGTGTGTGATTCGCCCTGATAGTGATGTCCGGCTTTATCCGGTGCCTTTCGGGCTAGAGGCCGCGACAATTGCCTGGATAGGAGTGGGCATTGCCGTCGCATCTGCGGCTTATTCATTGTTCATGATGAGTAACATTGATGCCGGCGGCTATACGTCATCCACAGGTCGAAGCCTCGACCTGAACCCCGCTAAAGCAAACAGCGCGAAACTGGGTGATGCGATTCGTGAAGTTTTTGGGCGCGTGCGTATTTATCCGGATTATGTCGTGCAGCCCGTTACCCGGTTTGATGCCGCCGATCCTACGAAAATGCGCGTCCAGATGCTGCTTGTGTCTCGGTGTCGGTGATCTGATTTATACCAATGGCGATATCCGGGTTGGCAGTACGCCAGCTTCAACGCTACCGGGATTCAGCAGCACCCATTACCCGCCAGGCGCGGACGTTTCCGGTGATGAGCGCAGCGAAAACTGGGTCAACTCCACCGAAGTGGGCGGGACGTCATCCGGCACCGGGCTGGATATGGCCCAGACGTCGCCGGACGCAGACGACATTATCGCAGACAGCATGACCGTCTCCGGAATCGAGCGTGACGTTTACGGGGCTGGATACGGATGATGGTGACGATAATGACGAGAACGATAACGCACTGCCGCCCAGCTGGGTCGCTGGCGCCGTGGTCGAACTTAAAGCCCCGGCGAACTACCAGATCACCACGGCGGCCGGATACAGCGTTATCGCAAGCCCGCTGCTGACGGAGATCGCGCCGGTAGTAGGTATGCCGGTGACGCTGGGGTTTTAACTCTGTCGATTACGATCTGTTTATCGCGTCATATACCCCCGGTCAGGCTGCAGTGCCCGGCACCGGGGGGAGTGCGGCAAAAGTCCAGGCCAGTGCGGCCCCGACCACCTACGATTTTTCGACCAGCTCCAGCACGTTCACGATCACCTGGCAGGGGGTTACCTACCCGGTGTCGCTGGTGGCTAACTACGTCTCGATGTCGGGACTGCTGGCGGCCATCACCGAGGGACTCACCGGCTCCGGCCTGGTTGCGCAGGACAACGGCGGCACCGTACTGATAACCGAGTCGGCCAGTCCGTTCGCGGGTGGGGAGATCACGTCCTCTTCGCTGCCTGCAGCTGTTTTCGGTGATGCCCCGGTTTACACCTCCGGCACGGCATCAACCGGCGGCAGCCCGGCAGTAACGGCGAATGGTGACGCTTGCCTATAACAGCGCCACGGGAACGGGCTTTTCCGGCATGCCGGAGGGGGTGCAACGGCTTTCACTTGCTCACCGCGGGAATGAGTACCGCATTGTCTCTACCGACGGCACGACGGCGACGGTGGCGCGCCTGGGTTAATGGTGCCGTTGATGAGTCATGGCCGGGATTTCACCGCCAGGACGATGATCGACTATGAGGCCCACTGGTCTTAACGACACGCTGAGCTGGCTTGGGGCCGTTCCTGGTTTTGCCCTGAGAATGAAGTGGTGGATGCATTCGAGGTGAATTTCTCCCTTTCCCGAACGGCATCTGTGGCTTTGACAGTAAGGGCAAAAAACGGATCCGCCACGTGGAGTGGGAGATACAGTATCGCGTCTACGGTTCCGGATCGGGGTGGGTGAGTCACCAGGGCGAGTATGCGCTGAAAAACGTCAACGGGTTAGGTTTCACTGAGCGGATCACCCTCAGCTCTCCGGGGCTGGTAGAGGTTCGCTGCCGTCGGCGCAATGAGCAGGGCTCAAACAACGCGCGAGACAGTATGTACTGGCAGGCACTGCGCGGGCGACTGCTGACGCGCCCTTCATCCTATCCCGGCGTGTCGCTGATGGCGGTGACCGTTGAGACGGGCGGGAAGCTGGCGGCGCAGTCGGACCGCCGCGTAAACGTTGTGGCCACGCGGGCCTACGACTCAGGAACGGCCAGAACCATTTCGGGAGCGCTGCTGCATGTCGCGAACTCTCTTGGGCTGGAAATGGATGTCGACACCATCAACGCGCTGGAATCCGCGTACTGGACGCCACGGGGCGAAAATTTCGATTTCGCCACGGGCGACAGTATCTCGGCGCTGGAAATGCTGCAGAAGATAGCCAATGCCGGGAAGTCACGTTTTCTGCTGAGTGATGGCCTGGCGACGGTCAACCGCGAGGGGATTAAGCCATGGACCGGTGTGATCACTCCGCATGAGATGGTGGAGGAGCTGCAGAGCGGATTTACCGTGCCCTCAGATGATGATTTTGATGGTGTCGACGTGACGTACATCAACGGGACTACCTGGGCAGAGGAGACCGTTAAATGCCGGATGCCTGATAATCCCACGCCGGTGAAAATCGAGAACTACAAACTCGATGGGGTACTGAATCAGGATCACGCCTACCAAATCGGGATGCGCCGCCTGATGAAATACCTGCAGCAGCGGGTGACGTTCCAGACCACTACCGAGCTGGACGCGCTGTGCTACAACACGGGCGATCGCATAGTGCTCACGGATGATATTCCGGGTAACAACACGATTTCCTGTCTGGTGGAGGCGATGACAACGGCTGGTGGGCGTGACAACGTTCACCGTTACGGAGCCGCTGGACTGGTCTTACGAAAATCCCCGCGCGCTGATCCGCTATCAGGATGGCTCTGCATCCGGGCTGATGGTGGCAAGCAGGGTGGGTGATTTTCAGCTGTCAGTCCCGCACCTGAGCGAGTTTGATGATCCGATGAAGGTTGACCTGTCGTCGGCAACCATTGAGCCGATCCGCCTGGTGTTCTGCGGCTCAACGCGCCATGTCTACGACGCCATTGTAGAGGAGATCGCTCCGCAGTCAGACGGAACCTGTCAGGTCACCGCTAAAGAATACCTCGAATCGTTTCTACCAGTACGACGACGCCACATACCCCGGCGACGCTGCTTAATACAAAAAAAAAACCCTTTCAACTTTATCTTTCGCTCAAACCCTCGTTTGGGCGAACACCGTTTTGGAGCAAAAAACATGGCCGAACTTAACCCGCCTTTGGGAACGACGACGCCTGAAATATTCCTGGATAACGTCAAGCGCGCTGACGAGCTGGTTAACGGTCCGGCCGGAACGGTTAACGACCACGCAGGCGAACCGCTCGATACCTGGCGCCAGATGATGGCTAAGAATGACGAAGTTCGGCAAAACATCATCCCGCTCAGTAAGCAGTATCAAACGCTGGAGGCTGCACAGGCGGATATCGCGAATATTCCGGTGGGCTCGACCACGTACTACCGTAGCCCGGACGACAGCGCGCTCGCAATCGAGGTGATGAATGTTGGCGGGACGCTGCAGCCTACCGGGCGAAAAATGCCTTCTCAGCAGGCTGTAGACCAGATCAGACAACAGATTAACTACGACGCTGTGCAGATCCTTAAAGCGCCTATGACGAAGATGGCAATGTTTATCTTCTTCTCGATGAGTTTGGTGAGCTTTTTATTGCGAACCTCGGTCCGGTTTCAGTTCAGGAAAAGTTCAGAAAGCTGGATGCGCTAATTCATAAAGACCGCGCTGCTAACCTGCATGAGTTTCCGGACAAAAATGCAAACGTACCCGCTTTTATTGATGAACTGGGTGATTTGTATATCGCTGGCCTGGGCCCCTTTTCTGTTGCACAAAAAATCAGAGCCATCGAATCTTCAATTGTTAATAACGATGAACATGACATAACGCACCAGTACGATTTCAACGGGCGTCTGATTTCCTTTCAGGATGCTTTTGGGGAGGTGTTTATCCCCGGTCTTGATAAATCAGTTCAGGAGTCGATAAAGGGGATCAGGGAGAACTACCAGCGCGACCGTGCGCCGCATATTCGCCGCCTGACGGATGCACAGAACCGGGCGCTTGAATTTACTGATGAGGATGGAAGTTATTATCTGAAGGGTTTGGTGGAAAATCGCTGGAGGAACATTTTTAACTCGCTCAAAAAGCGCGTTAACACGCTGTATAAGGCGAAAGCGATTTTTGATGCCTGGCTGGACTTTGGTATTGACTGGAACGGTAACGAATCCATCTCACTGCAGATGCAGACCGCAGTCCAACCAGGTAAGCAAGTTACCATATGGTGGCGAAATCGTTTTTCGCCCTGGCGTATATCGCCTGCATACCTATATCACTGCGAAACCTAACGTGACGATCCGCTGCGTTCCAGGCGCGGTATTTCATGCCGATGCTGGCAAATGCCGCGTTTTATTACCGTTCGCCGCAGGAAATCTACCTCGAAAACTTTAACCTGATTGATGTCGAGATCGACGGTTCTGAACAACTCTCGCCATCCTATGACGTGGGGGCAAAAGGCACATATCTGCAGTATTTCCGTCAGTGTATGTTCCTGCGCTGTAACGTTCACGACACCGGAGCTACCGGCATCGGCAACGATTATCCTGGACCGATCTTTTGTTCTGGACTGCCCAGACGGATAACTGCGGACGCCTGGCACCTGACGGCAGCGGCGGTGCTTCCGGAATCGGGATCGGCCTGGTGCCATGCAGGACGAGCCCTTGATTGTGGCGCGTACCATTAACCGCAACAGCAAAAACTTCGGCATTTTCTTTGAGCAGCAGCGCCTGTCAGGGCCAGGTCAGCCTTACGTTTCCCGGCAGATTATCGTGTCCGATGCTGTGTGTACCGGAAACGGGCATGGGTTTGGCGACTGTGGCGCATCCGGACTGGTGGTGGTCAACGGCCAGTTCAATGACAACCTCAAAACCGGTATCAGCATTGATGCAGGGACGCTGGCTAACAACGGTATCGCTCCCCGCCCGGGTAAGAACGGGCTGATGCTGAACTGTCAGGCTGAGCGTAACGGGGTGACCGGGCTCCATTATGACTCGACCAAAATACAGGCCGATGGCGGCTATTCATTCTCTGACTTGCACATCAACGATAACGCCCAGGATGCGATTTTAATCGAGGCTGGCGATAACACCCTGGCGGATGTTCGCTTCGGCAATATGGATATCAAAAACAACGGTCGTTATCCGGTGAATATTGCCAGTGGTACCTTTACCGACCTCGACTTCACGAATCTTCGCATGCTGCGAAATGGCGGCGATACCGCGTTTAAGCTGGACGGCAATATCACGCGGGCTCGATTCATGGCTGTAAGCTGCGTTCACAGAATGGCGCTGCAGCGATTACCGGCGCAGGGACTATTAGCCATTTTGACATCGCCGAAAACCAGTACACCGACACCAACAGCAACCCATCAATCTCACCGGCACACTGACTAATGTCACTTACGGCCGCAACCCAGGACTGGAGTAATTATGTCTTTAAAAAACCGTATCCAATATGATTTATCAGGGTGATATCGCTGATCTGCCGCCGCTGACGGCTCCGATGCCGCGAGGTGGCGTTTACTATGCCGACCTGGTGAACAGCCTCTTTTGTCAGCAAGCCGGATTCAAATTTCTCGAAAAACCGTAATTACGCCACGGCCCTCTCTTTCACCCGTACCACGCTGGCATCCTTCATCAGTGCCGCAGGGAATCTCGAATATGCGGCCATCAATACACCACGTATCGATCGCCATCCGGCGACCAGAAAGATTCTTGGTATGCGGGTGGAGAACTCGGCGACGAACTATGCACTGAGTGCACTGGATCAGACCGCCGCGAACTATGTGCCGTCGGGCCTGACGGTATCCCGCGCCAGCTGCCGGGTGGTGTACCCTTACCGAAAGCACCATGAATGAAGCGCATGTGCTCATGGATAACCAGAGCACGATTGATCCGACCCTGTATAACGTGGTGTCCCTGTTTGCTAAAGCCGGGTCAGCACAATACCTGCAGATTCAGGTTTTAGGCGCAGGGGCTCAGGCGTTCGCTAACTTTGACGTACGCAATCAGAAGGTTACCAAAATGGGCCGTCTTGCCGTCAGGGCCAACATCTTCCAGGGTTTCAATGACAGCGCCCGGTGTGTGTTGTGTGTGAAAGGAAGCGGGAATACTGTCGGCTCGGTTAAATACAGCCTGATTAACGATCCGCTGGCAGAGCCGGATGTCGCCTACGTCGGAACAGGGCGGACCATGCAGGTCAGTCTGATGCAGATCGAGAAGAACACCTATCACGCCAGCTCCGCGTTCTTTCCTGATGGCGCGGTAGGTGGCACTGCCAGCGCGAACCGCCAGGCAGACGCCGCCCGTCTGCTGGATATTCCTGCGGGCGTGAAATCAAACTTCTCGGTGTTTGTGAAGGGGATAATGACCCCGGCGGCACTCGGCAATGCTGGCGGCAATATCCTGTTCTCTCTGCTGAATAACACGGCACTGAAATACGTTGGTTTCGGTCTGGGTGCGGCTGACAGCTCCAATGCGTTCCAGTCCCTGGCTGCGCATAACATTAACGCCGGTAGCACGCTGGCGGGCATTCCGTTTACAGGGAAAATGTTTTCACAGTATGGCGAATATGCACTGATGATCACCCTGAACAACGGCGTTCTCAAGGTCTATTCCGGTATGACTGATAACCCGGAAACTCTACTGACCGGATGTCCGGCATTTGATTACGTCATGCTGGGCAGAAACAGCTCGGTTTCTGGTTCTACAGTGTCAAACTCTGGATTCTGGGGAGGCTGGCTGCAGAAAGCCGTACTGTTCGATTCGGCGCTCAGTGACGCGGATATGATTGCGCAGTTTGACCTGCTCGCATAACAGCGGTTTGCCGTAGGAAGAGTTAATTTATCCCCCGGCATTATTCCGGGGGATGATTTTAATTACACCAGAGTCGACAGCAGCACATCAAAACTCGTGAATTGCTGAGCCGGGGAATAATCTTCCGGCACAAAATAGCGATATACTTTAGCCTTAAATGGTGCTGAGACGTAAAGCACATCACCGCCATTGCCTGGCGCAGACCCCAGGCGCAGAAGTGTGGGAGCGCTGTTGCCGAGTACCGAGTAGCCCCCATCCAGAACCTGCATTTTCCGCCAGGACAATGACAGCGACAGTATTCCCGGAAGACGGTATATTCCACCGAAAAATATACCCTCCGCTTGCCCCCCTGAACGGTTGCCGCCAGTGCTGCGGATGTATTTCCCCTCTCCGGCGGGACATATGCGATCTGCTGCTCGCTCCATGCAGACCCCGCCCATGGTCGCAACGTAGACCCCGAACTTACTGAACCAGGTCCCGGAAGGATCATCCACGGTTCTGAAACGGTAAGTGATATGCGACAACCCCTCGCCATCAAACGCAAATTTCGCAGACTGAATCCCCCATTTTCAGCCCGTCACTTATCGCCGGGTTTTCTCCCGGCTGCAATGGCTTATACGCCAGCTGTCCCTGCGTTACCGGCATTGGCAGGGGCGTGTTATTTATCGTTCTCATCAGTCCATCAGTACCAATGACGCCATATTCCCCGACATGGCGGACGGCAGACGACGGGGTAGGCCGACCACTGAAACAGAAGATGGACGCCATCCTCGTTAATGGCTATATCATCCGGGTAAATAGCGCGGTTGGCTGTTTCAGCCACATGCGCATAACGGGTCCATCGCAGCGTGCCGACGTCAAAGCGGTAAAGGATACCCCCGCGTTTATTTTCCCCGGTGGGGCTCCGGCTGGCGACCCGCATCAGGCCAATACACATCACCATCGGGACCTCTGCCGGTGATCGGGTACGTCCAGACCCAGTCCACATCCGGAAAGTCCAGGGTCGCATCCACCATTTGCGACACGTCGCCAGGGCGCGCGCTGCGAAAGTACCGCAGCAGGTTAACGTGCATCGACGTAAACACGTGGATATATCCCGCACCGTCCACAACCACAGATGGCTGATTATGGCCCACGTCATTGTTAAATTCCGCGACCGTCCCGTCGACGTTCTTACACATTCCCCGCGTTAGGGTACCATCGGCATCACGGCGAACGATTTCGACCTGATGATAACCGGCGGTACCGTACTCTTTACACAGCCCGTAACATTCCACTCCCTGAAAGCTGTCAAGGGGATGCCACCACCCCGCCTGATTGCTCTCAGATGCCTGGCCTGAAATAACCGAAATCGACAAATCAGCCATTCACCGTTACTCCCAGATAACGCGCCCGTTTAATAAGGCGTTCTGCCACCCGTTCCATTTCACTGTCACTGAGCTTTCGGTCATAGAAAGCCGAACCATAGCCTGCCCATGCTGCTGCCAGGCCTGCCTGATTAGTCCCTCCCATCCAGGTGGCAGTCGTCCCGCTGTTCACCGCCGTGGAGGTGGATTTCTGAATGCCTGAAGCCGTCACAATACCAAACGCATGCCCGGTGCTGTCACCACACAGGAATACGGCGAACGCGCCCGTTGAAGGCGCAGTGATATCCGAAACGCTTGTACCGGCATCCATGACGCGCTGAAGCTTTTTGCTGGCATTCGTGCTGATACGAATATTGCGGTGACGCAGTATCCCTGCATCCGGGCCCACGTCGACCAGCACGATGAAGGTGTAAGCATCCGGCGTAAAGGTACCCAGAGTCAGACGGCTTTCCGTACCCGCTGCCGCTGCAATACCTTTTGCTACCAGCTGAGCAATACCGGACAGCGCAAAGGTACCTCCGAGGCTACCGAAGTTTTTAAGGCGCCGACCTGCCGGCAGCAGATCGCTTTCAAGATTGGCCCAGGCTAGCGGGCCAGTGACCGGCGGAAGATAATTATTTGCGTACGCTGATGCATCAGTGCCAGCGGCCATAATTGCTGTGCCCATAGGGAGACTCCTTTACTGTAAGTTAAGTGCGCGCTCAGCCATACGCTGGCGGGAATTGTGATAAACGGCCTGGACCTGTTGCGCAGAAAGTGAATGGTCGAAGTAGATGAATTCAGCGATGTCGAGATTTTTGGTTTTGAACATGGCGTTATCACACCACCCGTTGCCAATGGCGATGTTGCGGCCGGAAAGAATCAGGCGATCTGCATCGGCCTCGCGCAGCATCTGATATTCTTCGCCACCCACGCTGATTGCCTGGTAACGCAGCCCGCTGCCCTCAAGTTTCACCACATGTGAAATGAACAGCCACTGGCCGACAGGCGGCTGTAGTGTCGGATAATGCCGGGACGTTCCCCGGTAACCGGAATTTTTCACACGCAGCCATCGCCGATCATCCCTGTCGGAAAACATCGACAGCTGATTGCCGGTGTAGGTGTCGTCGTCATCCCGAAGTGAATACCCGTTCTGTGTGCCGTAAATCACCACGCAGTCGGTTAACGGGGCCTGTTCAGGTACCCTGACCACCGCGCAGACAGTGTATTCCCCGGCATCGGGGATATCGGTCATCAGCGCGCCGCCCCAGGCGGAGATCGAAATGTAATTGTTATTGAATTCCGGCGCGGCCTGCGGTGTCAGCGTTTTATACCCCACACGGCTTGTATACGACGTGGACTCATAGCCAAACAGCCAGTGCGCTGCTGCGCTGCTCTCCAGTACAGAGGGCACAGGTTCGACGCTACCGCCGCCTCCATTCTTGCTGACCACATCACCATTTAATTTCACGCCTTCGATAACATACCCGAAGGGGTCAACGGTACAGCGTGCCCAGTCCGGCGCGTCAAATATGATGTTATCCCCGGCATACAGCCGCCCCTGCTTATCAACCAGAATCAGCTCGTTCCCGAATTCATCAGGGAAGGAAATAAGCGACTCTGAATCTGACAACTCATTATTTCCGGCAACCAGCGCGCCTCTTTCGGAAAACAGATTCACCGCATAACCGAAATCATCAACCAGCGTCAGTAGCGGCCCTGTCTCTGACTGGATCAGTCTGAGTTTTCTCGTTTCGAAACTATTCTCAGTGATCCGCCGGCTTCATATCCCCATTCATCGCATAAAGAGAGCATGGTCTGGTCATCGCTGCTGAATATCAGACCTGTTCGGGCCATGACCTCCGCCGTTACCGCCTGGCTGATGGCCGCCACCAGGTCATATGAAGGCATACGGCGCCCGGTAGGCTGCAGCGTCCCGCCAACGTTCATCACCTCGATTGCGAGCGCGCTGTCGTCCGGGCTGCGGTAGTACGTGGTCGAGCCCACCGGAATATTCGCGATATCCGCCTGGGCTGCTTCCAGCGTCTGATACTGCTTACTGAGCGGGATGATGTTCTGCCGAACTTCGTCATTCTTAGCCATCATCTGGCGCCAGGTATCGAGCGGTTCGCCTGCGCGGTCGTTAACCGTTCCGGCCGGACGTTAACAGCTCGTCAGCGCGCTTGACGTTATCCAGGAATATTTCAGGCGTCGTCGTTCCCAAAGGCGGGTTAAGTTCGGCCATGTTTTTTGCTCCAAAACGGTGTTCGCCCAAACGAGGGTTTGAGCGAAAGATAAAGTTGAAAGGGTTTTTTTTGTATTAAGCAGCGTCGCCGGGGTATGTGGCGTCGTCGTACTGGTAGAACGATTCGAGGTATTCTTTAGCGGTGACCTGACAGGTTCCGTCTGACTGCGGAGCGATCTCCTCTACAATGGCGTCGTAGACATGGCGCGTTGAGCCGCAGAACACCAGGCGGATCGGCTCAATGGTTGCCGACGACAGGTCAACCTTCATCGGATCATCAAACTCGCTCAGGTGCGGGACTGACAGCTGAAAATCACCCACCCTGCTTGCCACCATCAGCCCGGATGCAGAGCCATCCTGATAGCGGATCAGCGCGCGGGGATTTTCGTAAGACCAGTCCAGCGGCTCCGTAACGGTGAACGTTGTCACGCCACCAGCCGTTGTCATCGCCTCCACCAGACAGGAAATCGTGTTGTTACCCGGAATATCATCCGTGAGCACTATGCGATCGCCCGTGTTGTAGCACAGCGCGTCCAGCTCGGTAGTGGTCTGGAACGTCACCCGCTGCTGCAGGTATTTCATCAGGCGGCGCATCCCGATTTGGTAGGCGTGATCCTGATTCAGTACCCCATCGAGTTTGTAGTTCTCGATTTTCACCGGCGTGGGATTATCAGGCATCCGGCATTTAACGGTCTCCTCTGCCCAGGTAGTCCCGTTGATGTACGTCACGTCGACACCATCAAAATCATCATCTGAGGGCACGGTAAATCCGCTCTGCAGCTCCTCCACCATCTCATGCGGAGTGATCACACCGGTCCATGGCTTAATCCCCTCGCGGTTGACCGTCGCCAGGCCATCACTCAGCAGAAAACGTGACTTCCCGGCATTGGCTATCTTCTGCAGCATTTCCAGCGCCGAGATACTGTCGCCCGTGGCGAAATCGAAATTTTCGCCCCGTGGCGTCCAGTACGCGGATTCCAGCGCGTTGATGGTGTCGACATCCATTTCCAGCCCAAGAGAGTTCGCGACATGCAGCAGCGCTCCCGAAATGGTTCTGGCCGTTCCTGAGTCGTAGGCCCGCGTGGCCACAACGTTTACGCGGCGGTCCGACTGCGCCGCCAGCTTCCCGCCCGTCTCAACGGTCACCGCCATCAGCGACACGCCGGGATAGGAATGAAGGGCGCGTCCAGCAGTCGCCCGCGCAGTGCCTGCCAGTACATACTGTCTCGCGCGTTGTTTGAGCCCTGCTCATTGCGCCGACGGCAGCGAACCTCTACCAGCCCCGGAGAGCTGAGGGTGATCCGCTCAGTGAAACCTAACCCGTTGACGTTTTTCAGCGCATACTCGCCCTGGTGACTCACCCACCCCGATCCGGAACCGTAGACGCGATACTGTATCTCCACTCCACGTGGCGGATCCGTTTTTTGCCCTTACTGTCAAAGCCACAGATGCCGTTCGGGAAGGAGAAATTCACCTCGAATGCATCCACCACTTCATTCTCAGGGCAAACCAGGAACGGCCCCAGCCAGCTCAGCGTGTCGTTAAGACCAGTGGCCTCATAGTCGATCATCGTCCTGGCGGTGAATCCCGGCCATGACTCATCAACGGCACCATTAACCAGGCGCGCCACCGTCGCCGTCGTGCCGTCGGTAGAGACAATGCGGTACTCATTCCCGCGGTGAGCAAGTGAAAGCCGTTGCACCCCCCTCCGGCATGCCGGAAAAGCCCGTTCCCGTGGCGCTGTTATAGGCAAGCGTCACATTCGCCGTTACTGCCGGGCTGCCGCCGGTTGATGCCGTGCCGGAGGTGTAAAACCGGGGCATCACCGAAAACAGCTGCAGGCAGCGAAGAGGACGTGATCTCCCCACCCGCGAACGGACTGGCCGACTCGGTTATCAGTACGGTGCCGCCGTTGTCCTGCGCAACCAGGCCGGAGCCGGTGAGTCCCTCGGTGATGGCCGCCAGCAGTCCCGACATCGAGACGTAGTTAGCCACCAGCGACACCGGGTAGGTAACCCCCTGCCAGGTGATCGTGAACGTGCTGGAGCTGGTCGAAAAATCGTAGGTGGTCGGGGCCGCACTGGCCTGGACTTTTGCCGCACTCCCCCCGGTGCCGGGCACTGCAGCCTGACCGGGGTATATGACGCGATAAACAGATCGTAATCGACAGAGTTAAACCCCAGCGTCACCGGCATACCTACTACCGGCGCGATCTCCGTCAGCAGCGGGCTTGCGATAACGCTGTATCCGGCCGCCGTGGTGATCTGGTAGTTCGCCGGGGCTTTAAGTTCGACCACGGCGCCAGCGACCCAGCTGGGCGGCAGTGCGTTATCGTTCTCGTCATTATCGTCACCATCATCCGTATCCAGCCCGTAAACGTCACGCTCGATCCGGAGACGGTCATGCTGTCTGCGATAATGTCGTCTGCGTCCGGCGACGTCTGGGCCATATCCAGCCCGGTGCCGGATGACGTCCCGCCCACTTCGGTGGAGTTGACCCAGTTTTCGCTGCGCTCATCACCGGAAACGTCCGCGCCTGGCGGGTAATGGGTGCTGCTGAATCCCGGTAGCGTTGAAGCTGGCGTACTGCCAACCCGGATATCGCCATTGGTATAAATCAGATCACCGACACCGAGACACAGCAGCATCTGGACGCGCATTTTCGTAGGATCGGCGGCATCAAACCGGGTAACGGGCTGCACGACATAATCCGGATAAATACGCACGCGCCCAAAAACTTCACGAATCGCATCACCCAGTTTCGCGCTGTTTGCTTTAGCGGGGTTCAGGTCGAGGCTTCGACCTGTGGATGACGTATAGCCGCCGGCATCAATGTTACTCATCATGAACAATGAATAAGCCGCAGATGCGACGGCAATGCCCACTCCTATCCAGGCAATTGTCGCGGCCTCTAGCCCGAAAGGCACCGGATAAAGCCGGACATCACTATCAGGGCGAATCACACACTTAGCCCATTCGCCTGGCGGAATTGACTGCCCCTCAACCTCAACGGTCAGCGGTGGGACATCCCGATCCTCGTAGCCTTCAACATTTGCCACCAGCCAGCTGCGAATACTGGTTACACCATGCTCATGCGTTTTCGAGTGGTTCACCGGGAAGCCGGGACGGGTAAAAACGAATGGTCATTGCCAGAACTCCACTTTGACAAATCGCCGCTTAAACCGCGGCAACGGGAGAAAGGTGACGTTCGTTCCCGGATTGCATTCCGCCACATGCAGCAGACCACCGATACTGACCACGATCCCTACATGGGTGACAGTCGACCCGGAATAACAGGCCACCCCGGCCCCTTCGCAGGGTTCGCAGCGCTCAAGGGTAAGCATCATCCGGCGCGCTTCCCGGTCGAGGCCGCCGTCGTCTTTGGTTACCCCGGCAAAATCGGGCCAGACGGGTAAATTCAGATCGCGGCGTATCTCGTTCACAATGCCGAAGCAGTCAAGTAGCGGGTAGGCTCTACCGCCCTTCTGCCATTTAACAGAACGGTATTTATCAGGGTTGAACATTGGGATCCCTTAGCTGATATAACGCAGTCCGGGGAATACAGGAAGCGTGTAGCGGTAACGTGGCCAGGCTGTATCAAGGATATTCATATAACCCGCGGTAATCTGCGCCTCTGTCGCCGTCCAGTAACCAGACTTGATTTTCAGCGTATACGGCACTTCCGCAGGGGCCGCTAAATCCGTGGAGATATAACGCCGGTACGTCAGCGATGCAGGCAATCTGTTAGCCAGGGCATTGCGGATCGCCGTGGACACAACACCGTCGATATTGCACAGGGCAAATTTGAGGTCCTGCGTGCCGTCCGCATTGCGCGCCGGCAGAGCAATGTCTATCGCACAGGCGGTAAACGTTACGGTATCGCCGTTCTCCGTCGTTGCCGTAATACCCTCGTAGCCCTGGCACAGATAATGGACGTCAGAACCAATGGTGATCTGCAGCGTCTCAATGATCACCTCCGGCCCGCTGCTGGCGTAGAGGCGTTTAATCTGAGTCATGCTTCGGGCCACTCCTTATTCAGCGCAAGATCCAGCAGTGAGCTGCCGACGATCCATTCCGGGTAATTACCCCATGGGGCAGGAGCAAGGGGGCGTTCCCATAATTCAAGCGTCGCTGTGTACTTCCAGTAAATCGGGGCCACCAGTACCGGTCCCTGATAAATATCTGTAAAGCGGCATTTGTAAAACTTAATGCCTGCCGGCGTCTGCAGCTTCATCATGAACCATGCAGGCCCGTCAGATAACGCATCACGGAACCAGGACTCAAACGCCAGTCCCTGCGCATCGGTTTCCATAAACCAGGTGATGCTGGCCTGCGTCGGTGTGGACGTATAAGCTCGTCTTTGCCGCGCGCGGCCGGTGGTTAACTGGGTTTCGTTTTAACGGGCTTACAGGCTGGAATCCGTATCCTTCCTGTAATGGCATCGGAAGACTGTCATGCGGGTAGTAGATATCAGTCATCACTCTAACCCTCTGCCTGGATATTTTACTGCGCATTGCCTTACCAACTTTCCCATCTCCTCTCAACACTTGCGCAGCAACCTGATCAAGGGCTTCCGTTGTCGCCCGCTTCTGCGTTTGAGCCATGGAGAGAGCCATCTGATCAGGTGTCACACCGGGCGGCGTATGGAAATGCTGCTCAATGGGAGCATGGATGGTGGTCTTGCTGCTGTTGTCGCTGTTAACGTTCTGAACACCAGTACCAAACCCTGTACGCCCCAGAGTTGCATCAAGCGGTTGGCCATTTCGAAGTGCCTCAAGCTGAGACACGCCGATCCGGTTCGTTGATGCCTGGTCGAAGACGTACTCTCCTTTGTGAACAATACCCGCTGGCTGATACTTACCACCGGGGCCGGTGTAACCGCCGGAGGCGAAGCCAACGCCTGAAACAGCCTGAATATTTGAGACGATACTGGCGGTCTGCGCAGCGATTGAGGCCATAGCGATGATGTTGGCCGGATAAGGCGCGCTTACTGCACCGCTTGCTATAGCCTGCTGGATTTTCACCATCGAGTCCGCGATAGCGAATGCCTTGCTCGCAGCAAAAGCGACCTTGTAGATTGCCGATTGCTCACCAAACCCCGTTCGCATGATGTCGGCGGTACTGTCAAACAAGGACTGCGTAGCCGCAGATATGATGGTGTTTTTCTGAGCCTCTATGACCTGATTTGCATCCGCCGCACGTTGACGAATAGAGGTCATTCTGGCCTCACCCTCGGCAGTTATTTCACCGGCCTTCGCATAAGCTTCCTCCTGAGCTGCCAGCCAGCGCTGGAGCTCTTGCTGAGCCTGGTCATATTCGTTGATTTGCCCCTGCATCCCCTCAAAAGTTCCAGAGAGTCGCCCTCCTGTGGGTGTCAGGTTTCCTACAACATTACGAACCGTCGAGGGCAGTTGCATATCGGTGTTTTGATAAATATCTGCCCGCAT